TTAATTGTTACGCTGTACGCCTATTGCCATCATCGACATTAATTTTTCTTCAGTTGCTTCATCACCGTGAATTTCACCTGTTACCCTTCCTTCAGAAAGGGTAATAATACGGTCGGAAATTGCCATAATTTCCGGTAAATCAGATGAAATCACTAAAATGGCAACTCCCTGTTTTGTCATATCAAATAGCACTTGATGAATTTCAGATTTTGCTCCTATATCAATTCCCCTGGTTGGTTCATCAACAATTCTTCTGGTACGAGCGCGATCCCTTTTTCAAGCGCATCAAGCGGTGAGGTGGCTTGATAGGGTTTGCCATTGAGTGTCAATACATCTGCGGTATATTTCTCAAGTCCAAATAGACAACGGGCGATTTCAGTTCGTCCGGTACCGACTAAGCCGGCAATACCCAATATTTCGCCTTGATGAATACTAAAAGAGATATCATGTAAAGCGATACCGTGCGGATCAAGTATCGGTTTTTCCCGTGTTAGATTTTTTACGGTAAGTACAATCGGTTTATCGGCATGATGAGTTTCTTCCGAGGGACGGCGGGTAAAAGCCACCTCTCGCCCAACCATCATTTTTATAATGTTATCCACTGAAGTGTCTGAAACATTACCTTCCCCGACATAACATTCGTCTTGAAAAACAGTAAAACGATCACATAAGGCAAACACTTCATTTAAACGGTGGGTTATATAAATAACACTAACACCACGTTTTTTAAGATCTCGCACGATTTTATGGAGTGTTTCTACTTCTTTATCGCTCAATGCGGCAGAAAGTTCATCCATAATAATCAGCTTGGTATTCAGCGTCATCGCTCGGGCAATTTCTACCATCTGCTGTTGAGCGATACTTAAACGGGCGACCTGAGTATCCGATTTGATATTCAACCCTAAATTATCCAACACCATTTGAGCTTCTTCATTCATTATTTTTTCATTGATAAATAGGCCATGGGTTGGCTCTCTACCGAGAAAGAAATTCTCTGCAATGGTCATATTTGGTAATAAATTAAACTCTTGATAAATGGTCACAATCCCTTTTAATTGGCGATCAAAAGGGGGAATCATGCAATGAAAGTACTTCACCGTTGAAGATAATTTCACCTCTTGTTTGAGGCTGCGCCCTGGAAAGCGCTTTGAGTAAGGTTGATTTGCCAGCCTCATTTTCGCCAAGCAGCGCATGTACTTCCCCTGGTTGCATGGTTAAATATGCTTTATTTAATGCCATAATAATCCTGCTTGCAGATATAACTCGCACTTGTCTGTAACGTTATTCGTTTATAGTCTTCAAACGCTTTCCAGTTTTGCCATTTATCTTCAACCATCGCTTCGATAAAGCGGATAAACTCGCTTTTAGTCGAGCTAAAAAAGATGTACGGCGGGCGGGTTAAATGTATCAACCTCAAGAAATCAACCAAATCAAAGTAAGTCGCTTGTTTATAGCTTTCTTGCTTTGTACATAAATATGGCGGATCTAACACAAATAACGCTTTCGGATTGTCTGTAAGTTTAGGTAAGAGCGTATGAAACGACTCCCGAATAATCTCAACTCCGTCTAAATAACCGTCTGCGCTTGGATAATTAGATTGACGAATACAACGCCAAAAATCATTTTTGAATAGATCTTCGAGCGTGCCGACTTGCTGACCACTAAAAAGCAACCAACTCGCCAAGCAATTTAAGTCCTTTATATCCCTCAAAATTTTGAATGATTTTGACGAGTTCTGCCTTTAATACCTTTGGCATTCGTTTGTTTTTTGGCGTACCGTCACCGATTGCAGCATAAAGTTGTGAACGCAATGCGTTAGTGTCATCAATATGCGCTAATCGCTCGGCGTATCCGTCAAAGTCATTGTAAATCACTCTCGCCTTGGGTTTGATATGTTTTGCCGTGTGACTTAATAAACCCGAACCACCAAAGGTATCAATAATAGTCCAGTCTTCGCCGTCACCGAGAATATTTTCATTAAGAACGTTTTCAAAATGTTTCAGAAACATTCGTTTTTGACCGACAAATGGGAGCGGGGCTTGTTTGAAGATAGTTTGATTTGCCATAGTTTTATTCTATGGCATTCCGGCACTCTTAGCTTGGTGCTCCGATACTCAAATTTGTTAAAATTGATTTAAAGTTTTACAACGCACGCATTTAATTTCTAAGCGTTGTACATTTTCTGCTCGTGCAAGTAATTTTTTACAGCACTTGCACCGGATTTCTTTCATTTTTTGCATATAAGCATTTCCCACTTTTAATGGTTTTGTTAAAATCCGCACGCCTCGCGAGGCAGGCGGCAGATGGCTATATGCAAGCTAGGATTGCGTAGCTGGCACAGCGGGTGCGGTAACACCTACTGTGTCGCCGTCTTCATTTTTTAAAGATAATTGCTAAGTCATTAGGACTAAACCTCCATCCATTGTCCGAGTTAAATATCACATTAAAACACCACTCGCTACAAAAATACTTGCTTCTTTTTTGCTTGATGCCGAATACAATCCCCAACACGCCCCACCAGTCATATTTCGCCCCACAAGTGCGGTCAAAATACGCCTTAATTTGGGCTTCGGTGAGGTTATCGATTGGGATTAAATCCCACTTTGAACTGTCGGCAACGTTGATTTGTTTACAACGCACGCCCCCGTCCCGAGGGCTTGAGCTGTAACAATCATAAACAGGGCGGTAGTCATATTGTCCCCATTGTTCTAACCGTTCAACAACTAACTCACAGTGCGAATATTGACCTTTTGTAAAAAAACGAATAATACTGTCTTGCAGCCGTTCAACGAGATTTTTAGCTTTGCCTTTGTAAATGGCTAAATAGATTGCCATTTGTCAATCTCCTTACTAATGTTTTCCAGTTCTTCTAAAGTTTGGGCTTGTTCAATATGGGTTTCAAAATTCTGCTTAACGGCAAAGGTTTTGCCCATAATGATTGCAAACAAATCCGCTTTTTCGATAACTTTTTCCTTGAGTTGCTCAATATTGACTAAATCGTCCCGCCCCTCGAATAGTTCGGTCAATAACATCAACGGTAATTCGCCCCGTGCTTCACGTTCCTGTCGATAAAAACTATCAATTTCAGCTTGGGAATAGCCCAGCAAATACTGTGCTTTTAATTGGTCGGTTTTATCTGCAATGTGTTGTAATAACGCTGTTTTTCGGTCGGTTAAAAGTGCGGTCAGTTTTTCCTGCGAAACTTCCCAGCAACCCGCATCTTCATTCCACATGTCGTATTCGCTATCCGGTTTGAGTGCGGTTAAATTTTGGGGGATTTCCCCGAGTTTTGAGATGATTGTTTCTGTTCGGGTCGATTTGTCGTAACAGATTTTGCCTCGGTGGTCTGCAATATACTCCCAACCCTTGTCGGTGCGGATAATCGCAAAACCTGCTTTATCCTGTAGCGGAGCATCTAAAAATGCTCCGGCGCTTAAACCGGCGCCAATACTCACATATTCATTTTCACTGTGATGGTAAATGCCTTGGCTATCTACCACATAAACGGTTACTTCGCCACTTTTAAGGGCAAAGCCTTCTGCGTTAAACTGAACGGTCATTGTCATTCCTTTTATTTTTTGTTAAATAGTGAATTACCCAGCTAAACAAATGTACTGAAAAGCGATATTGCGAGGACGGGTTTCGCCTGCGGTTCGTTGGTCGGTGTTATATTTAGCACTAGCGCGGTAAGTTCTTGCTATCCCATTGTCGGCGATATTTGGATTATTTCCATTATTGCTCCCTAATGCACTAACACGAATTAATGCACCATCGATTTTTCTATTGCCACCGTTATCTAAGAATACTGATTGAATATCCTCTTCCCACTTTGATGAGTCGCCATTCTGTGTTGGCAATAAATGGAAATGGTCTTGAATGGCATCGCTTTGAGAACTTAATAAATTTCGTCCTGCATCTACGTTTCTTCCGTTATCCCAACCCCGAATAAATTCCCCCCGTAAATCGGGTAAATAGCCTGATGGATAACGCTCCGCCAAAATAGGATAACGATTCTTATCGAAACGAGAGCCATTCATCGCCAAAAAGCCTTCGGGAACATTACCGAGCGGATAGGGTTGTGGTATGCCAATTAAATGCCTTAGCATGACAGCTTGAGATAATGACTTGCCTTGAGCAATAAAATCTTGTCCGAATATTTTTCCGTTTTCGTACACGGCAGCAATTTCTTGCTTTTGAGTCAAATTGAAAAAATGAAAAGTACCATTGGAGTTAAATCCTATCGCTGCTACATCATTGCCTATTAAAGTATCGTTTCCTATTTTGATAGGACGTTTCCAATCCCAGTTGCTTAGACGAATGCTATCTACATACTCCGAATTAGCTAATGCTAATCCGTTTTTTAAACGGACAGTTCCTACGAAATTTTTTATCCCGTTGATATCAGCATTGCCATCAAGGGGAATGCGGCTATTGACATCTTCTATTGTTGCAAGTGTGGCATTTTTTTTGGGTAACCCTAGTACGTTTAAGTTGTCGCCATTCGCATTTCTTAGAATAAAATTACCAAAAGTATCAGAGCCTAATGAATAAGGTTTATGCTCAAATAAAATTCGCTGTCCAGCGCGGTTTCGCAATTCAATGTTGGAGTAATCACCATAATCAATAATCAGATTACCCGTCATCGTATCGCCTGATTTTGAAACTCGTTCGTTGGCGTTATCGTTTGCAGATTTTACCGCCGCACTTGTTGCAATGGTGGCGCTACTTGAGCTATTGGTAGCGTTGGATTTTTTGCTGTTTGGAATGTAATTCCCAAGGCTTCGGGTGAGGCTGTCAATCAGTCCCTTAAATTTTTTAATCACTTTCAGTGTTGGAGCTTTAGTCTCGTCATCGCTGTTATCGTCATTTGAGAGTTGTACAATCCCTGCTTGACTTGTCGTAGCTTTGTCTATTTTGTGATTGTGACCGCTTTCATCAAAGCCATTTTCGTCGTAGCGGTGATAGTTTTCGGGGTGAGTTGTTGGCGGGGGACAAAAATCACACTGTGATCGACACTTAATGTGACGGCACTCACTGTTGCACGGTGCTTTTCACGCACAAGGGAAGTGCGATTGGCAGTTGGCGTAACGGTTTGTCCGTTGCCATCGCCCACGGCAAAGGTGGTAAGTTGTAGCGGTTGGCTACTGCTGATGACTTTGGCAAAAGCGGCAGTGCCGTAATCTGTTAAAAGTGCAAAATATTGTGATGCCATAAATTATCCTTGTGGGTAAAGGGTGGTGATTTCGCCTTCTTGTTGTCCGATAAAGGTGTTCAATGCCCCTGTTGGCGAAATGGCGATAGCGAGTTGTGTCAGGTGGCGAGAGACGGGTTTGACATCATTCACCAAACGCACCAACTCATTGTAAGTTTGTTCAGTCAAGCCGCTTTCCGGCACTTCAACGGTTAAACTAAAGGTGCCGGGTTGTCCTTGCGGTTGGGTGTTAAACCATTCTTTTAATTCAATCAAATAGCCGATAGGCTCAATCACCCGTTTCACGGCGGCAATCGTGCCTTTGTGTTTATGCACAAAATAAGATTGCTTAATGGCAATGCGTTTGACTTCGTCTGTCCAATGTTCGTCCCATTTATCCACCGAAAACGCCCACGCTAAATAGGGCAGGAGTTCGGGTGGGCAACGGTCGGGGTTGATTAAATCCGCAATAATAATGGGATTCTCGACCGCACTTTTGAGGATTTTCGCTGCCCGTTTTTCAAGGGGTGTTGAGCCAATGGGCAATAAATGGTTAGTAATCATCGCTGGTGACTATTTCAATATTGATGTTGGTGCAGTAACCCGATTTTGAGCTTGGCAGCACAATATCGGTGGTTGGGGAAAGCAGTTCTACCCGTTGCACACCTTCTAAATGTAAAGCGGCGTAAATGCCGGATAGGCTAATATCCCGTCCCAGTCGGCGTTTTTCTTCCGTGTAGGCGGTAAGTTTTTTTAAGGTTTCCGCTTTGATTGGTTCATATTCCGGGCCACGATATAAATGCAGTTTGGCGTGGATTTGATAAGGATTGATCACCGCACTTTGTATGGTGACACGGTCGCCAATAGGGCGGGTGTTTTCATCGTTGAGTTTTTCCCGCACGGCGTTGAGTACTGCCTCGCTTGCCGTGCCTTGTCCGATTCGGCTTAAAATGGTGACGGTAACCTGTGCCGGTTCGGGTGAAACCACGGAAACATCCGCCACTTCAGGATGAGCAGAAAGGGCGTGAAACACATAAGCTGAACGCGGCCCTGCAACCGAAAGCCCCTCAAAGGCTAATTGGGTGCGCAGGCGTAGGGCGGTGTCGTCTTCCAAAATGGCAGGAATGGGCGGTGTAACGCTGTTATCTTCTGCTTGGATGACTTGGCGTTGCACGTTGTAATTTGCCGCAATCACATCTAAATCGCTGCCGGTGGCATAAGCCAACATTGTGGCTTGTGCCGCTTGATTAATACGTGAGCGTTCCAACAACTGCAAATACACGGCTTCTTGCAATAATTTGGTAATGGGTTCACTTTCAAGATTGAGCCGTGCCTGCCAAAAGGGCTGCTCTTCCGGCGGATAGAGGGCGATAAATTCCGCTTTGCGTTCGGCAAGTAAGGTTTCAAAGTTTAAATCTTCAAGCACTTTGGGGGCTTCAAGTTTGGATAAATCAACAAGTTCGCTCATTATTTGCCACTTAGTAATAATTGTTCGTTTCGGATTTCTTGATTGTTTTTGCGAAAGCGTGCCACATAGCTTGCATTAATGCCGCCTTCAATCGGCTGCGGTTTAAATTGGGTGATTTGCACGCGCGGTTCCCAACGGTTGATCGCCGTAACCGCACAAGCGGCAAGTTGTAATAAAAGCGTGCGATTAATCGGGCGGTCAAGCAACATTGGAATAAGACTGCCATATTCACGCCGCTGCAGGCGGGAGCCAATGGGCGTGAGCAGAATATCTGCAATAGATTGTTTGATGTGAGCGGTTTCGTCCGCTAACTGTTCGCCTGTGTATCGGTTCATTTTGCTTTGCCTGTGTCTTTACCGTCACCTTGCTCAAGGTGTTTGTGATTTTGTAGGCTAATTTTGCCGCCTTTTACATCACCGCTTGCGGTGATGCTGCCTTCGACTTTTACATTGCCTTTGATATTGACGAAGGGGCAATCAATATTGATTTGGTTTGCTGCCGTAATATTGGCGACTTTAATACCGCTGACAGTCAATGCGCCTGTGGCTTGGTTGTATTCAATGATTGCCCCGTCTGCAAATTGAATGAGGTGCAAATCTTGGGAATGGCTTGGGCTGTTTTGGGTATAAAGCCCCACAAGCACACAAGCCGTGGTAAATTCACCACTTGCCGCCAAAATGACACATTGCTCGCCTATGGTTGGCGGCGACCACGTTTGGGTTGTGCCGGCACGAAAGGTTACAAAGGGTAAAAAATCCGTCAGAATTTGACCGCTCTTTACCCGCGCACGGGCTTGCGCATAATCCACTTCGGCAATCAGCCCAAAGCGGATCAGGTTATCAATTCGGCGGTTGATTTCGGCAGACATAGGGTAGATTGTGATGATGTAATAAATAGCCCTATTGTTGGTGAGATAAAGGAAGATTGCGAGGGTGGGGGCGTGTGAAGTGTGGGGTAACAAAAAAAGCAAGCGTGAGACTTGCTTTAGATAGAAAAAGGAAAAGATTTAGGGGCGAGGATATAATCGGCGGGAGTGGATAATAGTTTGAATATATACTTCACCGCCGACAATATCATAAACGATACGATAACCACGGCAAAAAGCTTCACGGCGGTTATCTTGAATAATTCTGCCTGCGGCCATAGGCATATAGGCGATCACATCAATTTTAGCAAAAATATCATCGGCTAACTTAATTCCGCTTAACTCATAACCCGTATATTCAATAACGTTTGAAACAATCTCGTTTAAGTTACGATCGGCTTCTTGGGTAAAGATAATCTTAGCCATAAATCAATACTTCACGTTCAGTATCTTCAAGTTCTCGTGCTTTTTTTTCGATTGTTTTTTGCAGATGTGCTTTAGTTTGTTCTAAAGTAAATACGCGCCCTGCAGCAACGTCCGCTTCACCACGTTTAATACTTGCTGCTAAAAATTCATCATAGCCTTTTTCTTTGAACATTTTTCACACTCCTATGGGATGGATAGGTTCGCTACTATAACCCGAGTGATTTTTTTTATCAAACAAAAAAGGGCTTTCGCCCTTTTGTTACCCCCTGTCGCGTAAGCTGTTGCGTGCGCGTGCCTGTTGTTGGTTTTGGATGCGTTGAAATTCTTTTGCCACTTGTTGTGCAATCATTCGCTCGTCCATACCTTGTGCGGCATTAATGGTGATTTGCACTGTCATTGGTTGGGTGACTTGTGCGGCAACGGGACGTGCTGAAATGGGCGGTCGGCTATCAGCCTGCACCGGTGCGGCCGTGGCAACACTTACGCCCAAGCCGCCTGCAATTAAGGCTTGTTTGCCATAATTGAGGGCGTTTAGGGTGTGAATGCCAAGGCGTGAGGTCGCCTCTTTTGTCATCACATATTCGCCGCCGTGAACAATCCCCATTGGTTGATATTTACCGCCGTTGCCGGTGTAGCCGCCTGCTGAATAGCCTTTCACTAATCCGCCTTTCCAGTGTTGTAAATTAGGATCGCTTAGTAGTTGCATAGTTTTGCCTAAAATACCGTCCCCAAAAGCCTTTTTGATTCCTTCTTCTTTTATTTGTTGGGCTTGTTCGGTGATTTGGTTTCCTTTATCAAGGGCGTTACTGATACCTTCAATACTTGGCATATGATCTAATACCCATTGAATGCCATCTTGTAATAATTTCAACGGTGTGAGCGCGAGATCAATTCCTTTTGCTACCCATTCACCAAATTTTTTACCGGCACTTGCGGCGGCATCTAAATCTTTTTGTGTGCTTTGAACCGGCGAGAGCAAATCCATAAACCATTTCACGGCTTTTTCAATCCAGCCGACTACAACGCCAAATAGATCGCCCAACGGTTTAAATTTTTCAATAACCGGTGCAAGCCCTGATTTTAATCCTTCCCAAAAACCACCGAAAAAGGCTTTGATTGGTGTCCAATATTTATAAATTGAACCGGCTATTATTCCAACTGTTGCAATAATAACTGCCCCTAAAGGCGTGAAGGCAAACATCAATAATTTAAGTGGTGACAATAAACCGCGTAGAATTGAGCCATCGACAGTTTTGAAGGACGCACTAATTTTAGGCAATAAAATTTTTAGCTTTGACAAGCCAAGAAATAATCGGGCAATAGGATAAACCACAAAACTTAATGCAAGGCTTAATGCGCCGAAAGCAGTAAGCGTTGTGCCGATTGCACCCGCAACAATAAGAATTTTTCTTGCGAGTTCCGGATTAGCTTCTATCCACGCTTTGACCTTGTCAATGATCCCCCCAATTTTAACCATTACTGAATTTAGTGTAGGTGCAAGCACGCCTCCAATCGTTGCTTTTAAATTGTAAAGTTGGTTTTCAAAAATCTGTGTCGATGCCGAAAGGGCTTTCATTCTTGTTTCAAACTCTCTCGCCATTGAGCCTTTTGCTGCCTCGCTATTGGCAAGTTTAATTTGTCTACGCCATTCTTCGGTATTTGTCACTAATTTTGAAATGGTTTTAATATGCGGAATCCCCACAAGTCCTTTCATTACATCAGTTTGTTCACTGTCTTTTAACCCTTTGATTTTTTCGACAATCAACATCAATGTGGCTTGTGCATCTTTTGCCATTCCACTTGCAATTTTTTTCGGATCTAACCTTAATTTTTTAAGTGCGCCATCCACTTCTTTATGGTTTCCTGCCACACCTAAACGGGTAAAAATCGTGGTAACGGCTGTGGCACTATCTTCTTCTGCCGCGCCTAATGTTTGTAATGTTGAGCCAAGAGCAGCCATATTTTTATCGGTGATTTTGGCAATGCCGGCAATACCTGCCACTCTGTTCATATAGCCTATAATGCCCGTACCTTTAGAAATGGTGTTATCGTCCAAATAGTTGATCGTATCGGCAAGTTCTCTTGTTTGTTCTTGAGTGAGTTTAAAGTTTTTACTGACTTTTCCGAACGCCTCAACCATTTCATCCGGATTGGTTGCATCAAATGCAGTTGCCATTTGTGTGTTAATCCGCACAAATTCTTCCAGTTGCTCTTTCGGAATATCCATTCTTGCCGCACTTTCAATCATATTGGCGATTTGAACAGTGGTTAGCGGTAGCGTTTTTGATAGATTTTGGATTTTCTTTTTCCACTCATCAAATTCAGGGGTAAAGTTTCCGAATTCATCTTTTAAGCCCGGAACTTGGCGTGCCACACCAATCATTGCATCTTCAAAATTCATAAAATCTTTGGTGACGTTGGCAAGTGGAGCGGTGATAGTCGCACCGGCTGCCATAGATTGCGCACCAATCATTTGCGCTTTTCCGCTGATTTCTTTTAGATTTTCGACTTGCCCACGATATTTTTGATAGGCAGCCTGTTTAGCGTTTAATTTCGCTAAGCGTGCTTGTTGTTGCTCAATGGTTTTATTGGCTGCTTTAATTTTTTCAGCAAGCAAGGTTTCTTGTTGGGCAAAATGCTTTGTATCAATCCCTGCCTCTTTCAACTTGCGCTTTAACTCTCGAAGTTGTAAAAGTTGTTTGGCTTTTTCACGGCGACCGGCTTTCCATTCAGCATTTTCTTTACTTATTTTTCTGCCGGTTTCGCTAATGCTTCCTTGTAGCTTTTCATATTGTTTGGTGAGATCGCCAATTTTGACACGGACTGCCAAGGCTTCGGCAACCTTTCCCTTAGAAATTAAACTTGAATGATAAAGCTCGGCATCTTTAATTTGACCTTTGAGATCAACCCGCTCATTTTTCATTTTAGAAATTTTATTGCGTAGGTTATCTAATTTTTTGGCGTGTTTATTGATTGCCTCGGTGCTTTTATTTATTTTCTCTGTGGTGCGAGAAAATGAATTCATTTGATTTTGTACTTTTTCAAGTTCACGCAATGCTGATTTGCTATTTTTTAATTGTTCTGAAAGGGCATTGACACTTTTAGCCGCATTTTTTACCGGCGCGGAAATTTTATCAATGGCATTGAGTAATACGGTAAGCTGTAAATTATTCATAAAAACTCGCTTTTTTATTGACAAATTTTTGTGTTAGGTTTAATAATCAGCAAAATAAAGGGAGGAAATATGGCACTGATACTGGCATTGGCATTTCGTTGATTATCTGTTTAGGATTATTTTTTGCCGGAAGCCTCACTATTGCGGTGATTTCTGCTATTTTTAGTATGGCAACGGTTGCGTTTATTCCGATTGTGGCATTGGTTTTCGTGCTTTGGTTAATAACCGATAGTATTCTTTTATCTCTATTTATCACGATAATTTTGGGTTTTATTGTTGCCGCAATACCGGATAATAACGCTAAAGCCTAATTCAATTATGTGATAATTGAGTTAGCACCAGTTCTTCAATCAATTCTAAATCCTGTTCCGTAAAGCCCAACAATTCCCGTTGGGCATATTTTGTTTTAATCCCTTTCTTTCTATCTACCGTGCCCTTTAACCCATATTGATGCACCGTTGCAATCGCCGCACTTGAGCCGTTAAAGCCCACTAAAACCTCATTGCCGTTTGACCGCACTTTTAAATGGCGGGCGGTGCGCAACTTGGCGAACATTGCTTTGCGTTTAATGCGCCCCTGCTTTTTGCCAAAATGTTTACGGGGCTTGCGGGCTTCAAAGGCACTGCCGTCCGGGTTTTGTTGTCGGGCAATGCGTGCGGCTTGATTTTTTCGCAAGGATTGTCCGATGTTTTTTGCCAGTTTGCGGCGTGCTTGGGGCGATAAGTTGTTGATAAGTGCGGTTAATTTTGCTTGGATTTCTTGCACCGTTGCCATTAAACGTTCCCCTCAAAAATCAAATTATCCCAATCCTGCAAATACACTTTCACGCGGCGGGCTTCGTCAAGCACCGGTTCTTTGGCATAACGAATTTGCACGCCTTCAACCTCATTTTTAGACACCACCCGTTCGGTGAGTTGGATTTCAAAACTGATGTCGGCGGTGTTGTTATTGTTGTAATCTACTTCAAACTTGAAGGCATTTTCACGCCGTGCAGGGTTTTCAAATATTTCAGGCTGATTGGTGCGTAGGTAAGCAATGATTGGCACGACAAGGGCGGCAATATCACCGGCATAATCCGTGACAACCACGTTGAGGGTGTAGCGATATTCAAAGCTGAATGAATGGCTACCGGTGGCAATGATTTGACCGCCGTCAACATAAAGCTGCAGGCGGTCGGGATTGTTGATAAAGTCGGCGTGACTTTGTTCAAGGATGTTGCGTAGTTGGTTGGGCTTTTTCATTTTCTAAAGTTCCGTTGGCGTTTTTCTTCACGTTCTTGGCAAGTTACACAACGGGTTACGCCTACAATAGTTTGGCGGCGTTTTTCCGGAATGGGTGCCTCGCAATCTTCGCAATAAAGACGGCTGACCGCTTTAAACGTGCGGTGTTTTTTGAGGGCGATTTCACGGTGTATTTCTTCAAGCTGTTGTGCGCGGTCGAATTGGTCGGTCATTGGTTTTGTTCCTTTTGGTTAAAATCTTCGATGCATTTTTTTAGGCTGTCGTTTTCTATCACGCACAAATTTAGCCTGTGCTGTGTCTGTTGATAGGCTTCGGCGAGTTCGCCATTGGTGCGAATTGGTGGCGAAAACCGACCGCACTCGGCAACCTGCGGACAAAGTATCGGCGATTTAATGATTTGCGGGGGCGTTGAACACGCCGCGCACGCTGTCAGGCACAGGGCTATCAGCCCACGTTTGATGTTGTTTAAGCGCATTTTTTAAATCCTGTGTTTGTTTTGTTTGTTGGGTTTTGAGATCATTCACGGCGGCGGTGAGCTGTTTTTGCTGTTCGGCAAATTGTTGGACTTGATTGTTTAACGCAAAGTAAGCCGTTTGCCACTTAGCTTTGAGTTGTTCCTCTTTTATCATTTCGGCACGCCAGTGATTTGCCTGCCAACCAAGAAAAAGGATAACCAACCCCATCAACATTGGCCCGATGAATAAAATGCCTTTTTCTTTGAGGCTTAAAAAGTTAAACATAGGGCTTTCTCCTTTTGGCGGCGGTCAATTAAGCCGTTGAGCGGTTTACCGCCGGCATAAATCCAACGTTCAAATTGACCGCACATTGCGGGGCTGTAACCTTGACGGGCGAGTTTAAACAGGGTGCTGTTTTTGAGCTTTCCGCAACCGACATTGAAGGTGATCGAGGTTAAGGCATCAAATGCGCCTTGTGGCATTGTTTGCCCGTTGGCGTAGGTGTTGACACATTTTTCCGCCTGTTGTACGCCTTTGGCAAAGGCGCGGGCAATTTCTTCGTCTGTGTAAATTTTATTGGGATTGATTTTTTCCACCGTGTCTGTTGTGCCAATGCCAAAAGTGAGGACATCGGCAGGGCAGGTGTAGGGCTTACGTTGGCAGCCTTCGGCATTGCCGATTAAGAGCAAGCCTTGTTCTGATGTGCGAATTTCATTGCCGTGTGCGGCAATCACTAGGGCAACCACGGCAACCACCGAGCAACCCCATTTAGCGGCTTTTCTTACCATTGATTTTTCCTTCAATTTCCAGTTTTCTTAGTTCAAAATCTTTTTTCTTGTAATACCAGTTGACGATAAAGGTGGCGACAGCAATCAAAATACCGACCACCGAGGCGACATCCGCCCAGTTGATATTTGCGTACATATCGGCAATGCGCCCCATAATAAAACTCGTGAATGCGCCCGTGTAGGCGTTTTGAGTGGCTTTTTCGTGCATATCAGCTCCAAAGTTGTAAGGTATCTTGCGCCACGTTAATTTTTTCGGTGTCCGGATCAGGCAGGTTGACTTCTGTTCCAATAGGAATGACGGCCAAGTGCATTAAGTGCGGATTTAATTCGCAGGCAATTTCGAGCAAGCCTTGGCTTTTGCCGAAATGGCGATAAACGATGGCATCAAGATTGTCATTTTGTTGGGCGCGCACTTTCATTAAATCAGCTCCACATCAATTCGGCGGATTTTTAACAAATCGCTAATGGCAAAACGAGCGTCACGGCGCAGTTGGTCGATGCTGTCTTTGAGCAGTTCCATTTTCTTTTCGCCGTCATTGGTGTTGTCGTAGGCGGCGTAGCGTTCGTTCAAATTGGCTGCTGCAAGGCAAAGGACGGCACGGCGATAACGTTGCACCAAAATGCTTTCATTGTTGATACGTTGTGCCGGAATCTGTGCCAGTGTGCCGTGTTCGGCGTTTTCTTGTTTAAACGCCGCCAGTTCTTCGTTCACCGAGGCAACGGCTTCAATCAGCGCGTCAAGTAAACGGGTTTCTGTTACGGTGCCGTCAATGCGCATTTGATTACGACATTGTGCAAGGGATAAATCGGGGAAAAATGCCTCATTGATAATGAGATCATCATTTACACCGGAAGGGGTTTCGAGCCGCTGTTGTACTGCCCCCATTTCATAATTGGGGGCGAGTTTGATAGAAATTGCACCGTCTGACATTATGTTGACCTTTAAAAAAAGAGCGGGGTGGGGAGAATCAGTGCGGTCAAAAAAGGAGAAAAATTTAACCGCACTTTCTCCGCCCCGCGGCTGCGTGGTTTGCTTGGTTACGTTCTTTCTTGCTTGTGCAAGAAAGAACCAAAGAACACACCCCGACTAAATCGCTTTTCCGTGCTTAGAATGCATTTTTTGACGGAAAATTTGTCAACTCGCTACGCTCAAACAGTACAAATTTTCCTAAAAATTCATTCACGCTCGGGCGATTTACACGGGGCTTAAACAACATCAAGATTCACTGTCGTTTTTCTCAAGTTGTTTTCTTAATTTTTTAATCTCGCCTTTTACGCCGATGTTTTGATTTAATCCAAGTGCGCGTTCAAGATATTCAAGAGCTTGTGTTGGATTTTTCGGGGCGGTGAGTAACCCTAGTTCCCGCAATAACCTTGCCCGACTTTCATCCGGCATATCGCAATCGGCGGTCAGGCGGTTTGCCTGTTCCAAGTAGGCGACTTCAAAGGGTTGATTGGTCGCTTGTGCCGCCTTGGCTGCGTCAGCAAATTCTTCGGCGATAAGCGTGCCTAAGGTTCGGGTGAACGGTTCAGGCAGGCGTAAATCGTGAAAAATCGCATAGTTGGCAATGGTTAAGGCGAGGTGATATTCGCCGCAGTCAATCGCCCAAACACACCACATCATCAGCACGTTATCTTGCTTGCCGCTGCCGGTCGATAACGCGCCCTCAAGCCACGGCAGATAATCCGGCAAAATGCGTTTTTTGAAGTCTGCTTTGCGTGCCGTAGATTGGATTTGTTTTAAATCCTTTTTATGACGGGCAAGCAGACGGAGCATTTTGTCGTATTCGCTAAATTGGCTTAAATCTTCGGTTTCTGCCGCATTCGCTAAAGCGGCAGAGGTTTCCAGAAAATGACGTTTGGTTGGGCGCATTGGTTTATTCCGTTGCTTTTGGCGGTTCGGTCGGTGCGACCGGTGCTTCGACAATGGTGATATTTTTCGCCATTGCCACGGCTTCGTAGTTCTCAACCACATAGGCTTCGTTGGACGATAAATAATCTTCCACGCGGTTGCGTTCCGGCACGTCTTTAATGTGGCGGCGCACTTTGCCTTCCTGTACATAAATAGACAGGTTATCAAGCGAGGTAACAAGCACCGTACCTTTCGGGAAATACGGCACAGAAACAGCTTGTAAGCCGCCCACCCGTTTTTGGCTGATGACCGTATCACCGGCTAGCATTTCCGTTGGTTTTTCTTGGTTGATTAGCGGGAAGTATTTATCCGCCAATAAATCACTGCCCATAATGGCAACCAGTTTGGTGTCGTCTCGGTATTGGGCAGGGATAAAATCTTCTTTAAGCGCAAAAATAAGCGCGTCGAGGTTTTTGTAGGTTTTGCCTGCGCCCACTTCAATTTTGCCGCTGCCTTTGACTTCTTCTTTCATCACGCGGGCAGGGGCTTTTTCGTCAATTTGGACTAGCCAACCTTTATTGACATCTTCCAATAATGGATTTTTGACACGGTTGGTGGTTGTGGCAACACTTGCGCCGTTAAAGCCAATCATAATGCGGTCAAGGGCAATGCGTTCGGCTTTTAAGTTGCCAATGCGCGCCGCAAAATCAGGGAATTTCGCCCACGCGTCTAAAATCGGGTAGCTTAAATGGGTGTCGAAATTAGTTTGTACACAGTCGTAGATGTTTTCTTCAAGCGAGTGAATATCGGTGGTTTCACGGGCTTTTTTGTTGGTGTCGGTGCGGCTTGCTACCGGGCTTAATACACCTAAACGCAGTGTCGCCCCTTTCATTTCTTCAACCGTAATAACATTGATGCGTTTTAAGAAATCAGAATTTTCAAGCACCGCTTTTTCTAATTTTTGTTGAATGGTCGGCTCAATGGTAATTTGACCGCCGCTTGCGACAAAACTTTCGCTTACGTTGTTGTCTGCCGCAACGCCTGCAAGGTATTGAGTAAATTTTTGTTGGGTAAATTTTTTCATTGAGAAAATCCTATGAGTAAGTGGTTCGGTTCATTTTAAAATGGGGGGTATCGCTTATTTAGAAAAAACGACCGTCAGCGTTTTGGCTTTCCCCTGCCACAATCGGGCGTGGGGTGTAATTTGTTGCAGGTTGTTTTTCAAGCTCGGCAAATTTGCTGTGGATTTTTTCATTTTCCGCTTTCAATTCGGCAAATTCGCTTTCACGTTTGGCTAAATCTTCTGAAAGTGCGGTCAATTTTTCTTGCGTTTTTTGTACCTGTTCGCCAAGCAGTTCTAATGCTGCTTGATGATCGGCAAAGCGTTCATCATCGGATTTTTCTTTACTTGCAAACAAGGTTTGGAGTTTAGCAAAGATGGATAAACCTTTTTCTTTTACTTCTTCAAACTCTAATTGCGTTTCAATCGCTGCGGTGAAAAGGTTTTCGGGTTTTTCTTTGCGGTTTGAAAGGGGATTGGCAGCCGCACCGGCAGAAAATTTCAACATTTCAGTGCCGAGGCTTGCCGGATTGTCTGTCACCGCTAAACCGACTAAATAAGCCTCGCCGGTGTCGGCAAAATTCGGATCACATTCAATGGACGTGTAGATTTTTTGGCGGTCTTTATTGAGTTTGATTAAATCTTCCGTTGGGTCGATTTGTGCCAATAATTGCAATTTGCCTTCTTCGTTTTCTTCGGTTTTTAATGCCAAAACATCGCCATAGCATTTTGAATGGGGTTCGCCTTTCCAAAGCATACTGAATTTGATGTGTTCAAGATTGATCCGTGCGCCGTATTTTTTCGGGTTGTAATTTGCCGCCATTTGCTCAATCCAAGCGCGATTGATGGTGCGGCCGTCTGTGGTTGCACCTTCTGTTGCAACGATAAACCATTTTGATTTTTTCGGCATTGTCTTTCCTATTTGAGTGAGTTCAATCATTGCGCCCATTCTGGAAGACTTTTCACACCTATGCGAGAGCTTGCCATTGTTGAGGATTATCTGTTTTAAGATTATCCAATAGTTTTTTGATGAATGGTTTATTGGCTTTATAAATCCGTTTGTATTCCGTGACATTGCCGTAAATATTCGGGCTGATTGAAGAATCCAACAAGGCTAATGGCTTGTAAAGGCGTTCAAGTAAAAAACGCATTTTTTCGTGGCTGAAGAGTAACCAAACAAGCTGATGTATCTCTTGTTGAGAGAAAGATTGTGTGTACGTGGGTTCCGGTGTTAAGAGTTGATTTTGTTGTGGCTCAATTTGATTTAAAAACGCTCGGAGTACAGTAAGGTGAAATGTAGGGCTGATCCACGCAGCGTAAGCGATAACGAGTTCTTTGCAAGCGTATGTACCGCCAGTTGTACCTCGTAAGGTTTTAATTGCGCAGATCGGCGCATTTAAATTTTCAGTCTCAATTTCATTAATGAGATCTTTTGTAGTTTCAAGACGAATAAACTGATTTGGGCGGTGTTTTGAATTGTTTCCACTGATAGCGTGGAGATCATTTAAAGAGTAAAGATTATCAAGAGTATGAATTGAAGTGTTGAGAATGGTTAAATTTGACATTTGAACATTTCCTTTTGAGAGAAATCCCGATATTCGGGCGGTCGGCAGCTCAAAACCTGTGTTCAATCAGGCGGAATTATTTCCCTTGCGGGTGTTTTATTCTTCGCACTGCCGACCATTGAAAAAAAATATTTATTTTTGACCGCACTTTTTTGCGGATACAAAAAAATCACGCTGACGGGGTGAATTACCGTTGAACATAAGGCTTTTGAGACCTTGAAGCAAATCCTACCCTTGAAATAGGCGTATGTCAAGAACTAGAATTTAACAGATTGAGATTTGTATATGGATAAACTGGAACATAATCAAGAAACCACGGCAGACACCAAACGCCAAGCGCAAGTGATGTATTTTAGCGGTTATAAAATCGCTGAAATTGCGCGCCAACTTAACATTCCAACTTCTACTATTTCCAGTTGGAAAGAGCGCGAAAAATGGGACGATTTTGCACCGGTCGGGCGTGTCGAACTAACACTTGAAAGCCGTTTGAATTTGCTCATTCTGAAAGAAAATAAGAGCGGGGCAGATTACAAAGAAATTGATTTACTCGGTCGCCAAATGGAACGTATGGCACGAGTGAAAAAATATTCCTTTGGCGAAGGCAATGAAGTGGATTTAAACCCGAAACTTGCCAATCGCAACAAAGGCGAACGCAAGAAAGCCGAGCCAAATGCAATTAGCCAAGAACAAGAAGAATTGTTGATTAATGGCTTTCTTGAAGGAATGTTTGATTATCAACGGGTGTGGCATAGAGCCAAGCAACATCGCATTCGCAATATTTTGAAAAGTCGTCAGATTGGGGCGACTTATTATTTTGCCCACGAAGCCTTTGTGGATGCCTTAACAACCGGTCATAACCAAATTTTTATTTCCGCCAGTAAAAAGCAGGCATTGCAATTTCGCTCTTATATCGTCAATTATGCCAAACAAACCGCCGATGTGGATTTGAAAGGAGAAACGATCAAACTGCCAAATGGGGCAGAGTTGATTTTTCTGGGGACGAATTCCGCTACGGCGCAATCCTACCACGGCAATTTGTATTTTGACGAAATCTTTTGGGTGCCAAAATTTGATGTGATGCGCAAAGTGGCAAGCGGTATGGCGGCGCAAAAGATGTATCGCCAAACCTATTTTTCTACGCCCACAACCATTGCCCACCCTGCCTATGCGTTCTTTTCCGGCAAAGCCTTTAATCGCAACCGTGCAAAAACTGAAAAGGTTGATATTGATATTTCTCACGAAAATTTACGTGCCGGCAAGCTCTGTGCTGATCGCCAATGGAAACAAATTGTGAGCATTTACGATGCAATGGAAGGTGGGTGCAATCTGTTTAATATTGATGATTTGATTGCGGAAAATAGCAAGGAAGAATTTGAGCAGTTATTTTTATGTCAATTTGCCGATGATAACAGTGCCGCCTTTAAATTTGCCGATTTGCAGTTATGTCAGGTGGATAGCCTTGAGGAATGGGAAGATTACAAGCCATTTTGGGCGCGTCCCTTTGGCAATCGTGAGGTGTGGTTGGGCTATGATCCTGCCTTTACCGGCGACCGTGCCGCCTTGCCCTTGTCGCCCCGCCAAAAGTAGAAGGCGGGGATTATCGGGTGCTGCATTGGCAAACCTTTCACGGAATGGATTATGAAACCCAAGCAGGGCGGATTAAGCAATTTTGTGATGATTACAACGTCACCCGCATTGTGATTGATAAAACGGAAATGGGGTCGGGCGTGTATCAAGAGGTAAGAAAATTTTACCCAATGGCACAAGGGCTGGACTATAACGCAGAGCTAAAAAACGAAATGGTGCTAAAAACCCAAAACCTTATTCAGAAACGCCGCCTGAAATTTGACGGCAAAGAAATTATCACCAGTTTTATGACCGTGAAAAAACGCACCACCGGCACGAGCAGAATTACTTACGTTTCCGACCGTTCGGAAGAAGCAAGCCACGGCGATTTATCGTGGGCGATTATGAACTGCATTTTAAATGTACCTTACGGCTTTGGCGCTGATATTGCCGGCAATCAAGCCACGATTTTTACTTTTGAATAGGACAAATAAATGAAAAAATCACGTAAAAAAATGACCGCACTTTCTCATCCAAAAGCGGAAGCCTTTAGTTTTGGCGAACCCATTCCGGTGCTTGACCGGGCGGAAATCCTCAATTACTTTGAGCCGGTGGCGATGTATCAAAAATATTATTATCCACCCATTAATTTGACTTATCTCGCCAAGGCGATTAATGCGTCATCTCATCATCAAAGTGCGATCACCGTGAAGAAAAATATTTTACTTTCTACTTGCAAAACGACCGCACTTTTGCCCCGTACCCAGTTCGATATGGAAGCCTAGCTGATTGCATAGACAATGCAATAAAAGATATTCAAAAAATACAAAAAGTATTTTGGATTGACGAAGATACGGAAATATATGCCGGACATACAGTAGAAGAGATTGTTCACGAATTCTTTGATGAGCAAGATCGTGAAAGAATTTTAAAAGAAAAAATGTATGGTGAGATTGATTTAAATCAGAAATTCATCGTAAGAGATGAGTATTCGGGTATCGGTATAGAAAAAACAGCTAAAGAGTTAATTGATGAAACAGTAACTTTTCCTGATTTAATACTAACCGTTTACTAATAACGCCTTATTAGATTATTCGCCCACTGTAACAGGTTGGCTTTTTTATGGAGAAAATTATAATGATCATTATTTCAACAATCACAATCATTTTTGCATTAATATTGATTTTTACATTTAAAAGATAGCTATTTCTTTATCAATTTAATTATCTTTATTAGATAATCAGGAGAAATGATTAAATTATCCCTACTATCTATTTGATGATTTATTTTTTCAAATTTTGAAAAACTTTTAAGAATATCTTGACATAAAGTCTCATCATTTTTTCTTAATGCCAGATTTAAAGCTAATACACGATGTTCAATAGCTGTTAGTTCATCATTCCAATATTTTATTTCTTGTAAATTATCTTTGTATAATCGCAAAAAGAAATAAGCAAAAGTTTCGATAAGCAGCACAAAAGATAACCTAGGTAAGAAATTAGAAATAAAATCTAACGTATCCTTAGGTGAAAAATTAAAAGAATGAGCCAGATAAAGTAATACAAGCGCACCTGTTAAGCTAAATACAATACCTAATAACAAGTTAATTATAGATTTCTTTTCCTGCTGCTTGATAGCACTCAGAATTCGAGATGTTGTCCATTGTGTTTTATATTCAGCATATGTTTGCAATTTTTCTTCTTCTGTTTCTTCCATTGCTTCTTCCATATTATCAACAATATCTAATATTGATTTACCAGAAATAACGTGTTCGTCATCGCTATAGTCATTGGGGGATAAATAAGAAATAAATAACATAAGTAATACAGCGACACTAATAATGATTACAAAAACATTAATGCCTTTAATCCATTCTTGTATTTTTGTTTCTGGAATACCGTAGATTTCACTGAAAATAACAAGCCCCCCAACTAAACATACAAGAACAGCTAAAAAACCCTGGAAGAATTTAATCACCTTATTATGGTTTTGTTTAACACAATTTAAAATAAAACTAAACATAGTCACCTCAAATTAAGTAAAAAAATTATGCAACACTTTTTGTCGCCCTTTTTACTTGTGATCGCAAAGCAAGTGTACCACGTTGGCGAGCGTGGATAAATAAGTCGCAGAAATATTGACACCCACCGCCCTTTGTTCTAAACTACTCCCACTTTCAACAGAAAGTCGTTAATTAAAAAATAGAATAATACGCAGTGGCTTACAGTAATGTAGGCTTTTTTTATATTGAGCGGAAAATAGAATGAAATCAATATTCACAGCACAATTTGGACAATTCCCGTTACGATTTATCTTAAAAAATGACGAATTATTTTTTTCTAAATCAGATTTAACCACCATTTTTTATGATTTTTTCCCAACATCACATCGTTATTTTGTAGATGAAAAGGTATTCCAAATGTCATCGGTGATAAACACGATATAACCTCTGGAATTATAGGGCAATCTGAAATTGGTGCAGTGATTCATTTTCACGCTGTAGGCAACTTAGTTACCTCTTATAGCGAATTAACCGATGTTGAGAGTGATGTCTTACGCAATGCGGCATATCAAGTACGAACCTTTTCACACTGGTACATAAAAGCCTTATCCAAAGCGGGTGAATATTTTGGCAGAACCATAGAGGATTTATTTATGTCAGTAAAAAATCGATTAGATCGTATCAATCCCCCTTATCTTGTAGAAGTGATGTACGATGTTGAAGACAATGTCCCGTCTTGGATTGGAACTTGCGATAAGTTACGCCTTGTTACAGAGGGCAGAACTTACGAAGAACTCCAAGAACGTGTTTGGGAAATTGCCCCTGAAATGCACGAATTACAAGGGTACGGTAAAGAAAGCGATAATATCCGAATTTCGTTTATTCAAACAGAAAGTCACACAGAACATCAACGCTTGGAGATGTAAAATGGGAAGTGGCTACTACGATCGGCTCATCAAAGTGTTAAAACAGCAAGGTTGCTATTTATATAGACAAGGAAAAGGCAGCCACGAAATTTGGTTTAGTCCCCTAGTTAATGACACCTTTCCTGTGGCTTATACTATCAAAAATAGACATACCGCCAATGGGATTTTAAAACAAGCAGGAATTGATTTTAAATTCTAGTTTACAAATAAAAATAACCGCTCTATAATTCAAACACTTCCACACGGAAGTCGGGATTGGTCTCCTGAAATATCTCAAAGGGCGGATGATAGCACGCCTCAAAGCGTGTTTTTTTATATCTGCAAAACAGCAAATCAACCTTTTTCAGAAATTTCTGAAAAAGTTCTCTATGGTGAGCTGAATGGAAGTCCGAAAGGACGCCGTGAACCTTTGAGAGCGGTAAGACCAATTCCGTTCAGTTCACCACCAATGATTGGTCTCTGCGGTGGTGAGTGTTAAAGCTTATCTCAAAGGACGATCAAAATGACTAATATCATTTCTGCCGATTACAATGGTACTCAAGTTTTCTTCCAAGATGACGCATTTCTTAATGCAACTGCAATCGCCGCTCATTTCAACAAAAAACCGATTGACTGGTTACGTTTACCAAGCACAGAAGAATATATCAATGCTCTTTGTGAAAAAGCCGAAGTGAGAAAATCCCACTTCGTAAAAACAATCAAAGGTGGTAAAGATTTATCTCAACAAGGCACTTGGCTACGCCGCAGATTGGCAGTTGCTTTCGCCCGTTGGCTAAATGTTGAATTTGCTATTTGGTGCGACGAACAAATCGAAAAAATCTTGATTAGTAAAAATCAACCGAAACAGCTTGCTTTGCCCGAACCTGAAAAGAAATTCACGTTTGAATTTACCGAACACGAGCTTCAGTTATTACCGTGGATATGGTTTATCGCTCTGCGCGGCACGGAAACCTGCCGAATGATTTACCCAGCAATGGAAACGATCGGTTCAAATTTTTCCGGTGCAATTTACGGGCAAGCCTATGAATATAGACACACCATTCGGGAAGTTCACAAGCTCCTGAAACGCCTCACGGCTGATTTTCAATACGACTATGAGAGTAATTGGCGGGTGCTAAAACACATCTCAACAATTACGACCCAAAATCCAATAACTACCAAGTAATTTAAAACTTAACCAAAACCGACCGCACTTTTCCCTGTGAAAATCGTGTGGCGGTTGTCTGCACCCTAAATTCAGTAAATCGACTAAAAAGGAAACAAAATGAAAACCGAATTATTTAACGATCATTTCCAAAATTACAAACGCTACCACATCCCTAAGGCGCAACTTGTGATTGCTGACATCCCCTACAACCTAGGCAATAACGCCTATGCCTCAAGCCCTGAATGGTATGTAGATGGCAATAATAAAAACGGTGAAAGCGACAAAGCCAACAGCAGCTTTTTTGACACCGACAAGGATTTTCGCATTGCCGAATTTATGCACTTTTGCTCAAAAATGCTGATTAAAGAACCCAAAGAGCGGGGGAAAGCGCCTTGTATGATTGTGTTTTGCGCATTCCAGCAAATCCCAATGGTCATTGATTATGCCAAACAGCACGGTTTTGAAAATCACATCCCTTCGGTTTTTATCAAATCATCATCACCACAAGTGCTAAAAGCCAATATGAAAGTGGTCGGTGCAACGGAATATGCCTTGATTTTATACCGTGACAAACTGCCTAAATTTAACAACAACGGCAAGATGATCAAAAACTGGTTCCAGTGGGAAAAAGATAACAGAAAAGAAATCCCCAAACTACACCCAACCCAAAAGCCGGTCGCAGTCTTAAAGCGTCTTATTGAAATCTTTACTGATGAAGGAGATGTTGTGATTGATCCGGTTGCAGGAAGCGCCTCCACACTTCGCGCCGCTCGCGAACTCAACCGCCCTTCTTATGGTTTTGAAATTAAAAAAGATAGCTGCAAAACAGCAAAAGAACAAATGCTCAATATCCAATAAGGAAACAAAATGAAACCAAAACGCGCTAAAAACGCTTTCTTCCAAGAAAAAAATAGCTTCACAGACTTTCTAAAAGGTACTGCCGGTTGGCTTGCCGTAGGCGCATTACTGGCTGTGATGATTTTAATCGCTTTTCGTCCTGCCTACGCTAACCCGACAGACTGGCACAATCACGAGCTCAGCGAACAAATCAGCCATGAAACCCGCTGTGAACTGAAAGGCGGTGTATATGAAAACGGACTTTGTTTACCGCCTAATTTAACCCCACAAGTGGAACAGGAACTCCTCCACTACACCGCACAGAAACAAGCAGAAATTGACCTCACTTTAGGAGTGAAAAAATGAACCCTCACCTTGCCACAGCCCATCAAGAACACTTAGACAGCCTTGCTGCTTGGGATTTAGCTCTTGAGGAACAAAAGGAAAATATCGATAAGGATTTAAAAGATTCCGGTAAAGAAAGTGATTATTTTGATGAACTCACCGAATTACTGGGTACTGATGATAACTTTTAGCTCGCTATTGGTAGCGATGCGAATTATAACGAACTGAGAGATAAGGCAATAGAAAAACTTGCCACCGATTTTCTCAAATCCCAAGAAAATGAATACTATCCTGATTGAGGTGAAAAATGACAACCGCACTCCAAACTTTAACCCATAAACTTGCCGAGCGTTTTGAAATGGGATCAAGTGAAAACCTTGCCCAAACCTTAACGGCAACTGCATTTAAAGGGCAAAACGTTACCGCCGACCAAATGACAGCCCTTTTGGTCGTAGCCAATCAATATGAGCTGAACCCTTGGACAAATGAAATCTACGCCTTTCCTGCAAAGGGTGGAGGGATTATCCCAATTGTTGGCGTGGATGGCTGGTACGCCATCATCAATAAACATCCTCAATTTGACGGTATCGAATTTGAACAAGATAACGAAAGTTGCACTTGCAAAATCTACCGCAAAGATCGCCAACGCCCCACTATCGTCACCGAATATTTGGACGAATGTAAGCGTAATACTGACCCGTGGAATAAATACCCAAAACGTATGCTCCGTCACAAAGCAGCTATTCAATGTGCAAGGGTTGCGTTCAGTCTTTCCGGAATTTACGAACCGGACGAAGCAGAGCGTATTACTGAAAACCAACAAACTGAAAATCAAAAAAACGTACCGCCTACCCAAAAATCTGCAACGAGTGGTGATAGTTCACATCAGGATTATGAAATGTTGGTTTCTGCCCTTGAAAATATTGCCCCTCAAGGTGTTGAAGCCTTTCAGAAACACTGGACGGCATTGACAAAAGAACAACGTCAAATTATCGGGGCCGCAGAGCTTGCACGGGTTAAAGCGCTTGCCGAGCAATATCAACAAGGCACAATGCAAGATGCGCAATATACGGAGGCAAGCCAATGATTGAGCAAGGTAGCCCGGAATGGTTTGAGCAGCGCAAAGGTAAAGTAACCGCTTCACGCATTGCCGACCTAATGGCAAAAACAAAAAGCGGTTATTCCACCTCTCGCCAAAACTATTTAATGCAACTCCTTTGTGAGCGACTGACCGGAAAAGTGGTTGAAAGCTATAAATCGGATGCAATGCAACGAGGTAATGAGCTTGAGGGGGAGGCTCGCAACCGATACCAAATCGAAACGGGAGAAATTGTTGAACAAATCAGCTTTATCGACCACCCAACCATTAATTTTGCCGGCGCAAGCCCCGATGGTTTAGTGGGTAAAGACGGGTTAATTGAAATCAAATGCCCTAATACGGCTACCCATATTGACACGCTCCGAACGAAAAAGCCCGCCGACCGCTGCTACAAGCAAATGCAGTGGCAAATGGCGTGTACCGGGCGAGCGTGGTGTGATTTTATTAGCTTTGACGACAGACTTCCGGAACATTTGAGTTACTTCTGCACACGTATCCCCCGAGATGAACAAGCAATTATAGAAATTGAAACTGAAGTCATTGCTTTTCTTACCGAGTTAGAAAACACGCAAAATGAGCTTTCGGAAAAGCCTTAATTATCACAACGCCCACCTCACCGTGGGCTTTTTTATAGGTAAACAAAAATGATGAAAAAATATGAACTATTGAAAGACGATACCAAAGAATATTTGGGCAGAACGTTATACCGCATTAAAGCATTAATCTCTTTTGGTGCGGTAGTCGCCGGTGAGCTTGGCGGCTATATCGAAGCTGAGAAAAATTTAGATCAATCCGGCAACGCTTGGGTATATGACGACGCTCGGGTATATGGCGACGCTGAGGTTAGATCTTGCGCCATTGTTTCCGAGCGAAAAATGATTTTCTGGGCGAGTAATGTTGGGTCAGAAAACGGTACGCTTACGGTATTTAACGGTGAAGACGGGTTAATCGTTACAAGAGGATGTTTTACAGGCACGACAGAGTAGTTTTTAGCGAAATCAGCAGAAGTACACGATGAGAAAACCAAACGGGAATATCAACTGTTAATTGAAGTAGCGAAGAGTCGAATTTTAGGAGCAGATCAATGAACGAAATCCATATCAGCATTGCTTATTCTTTTTTTTGCTGAATTGTTTGGTAAATACATACACGACAATTTTAATCTCAGAAAACCTAATAGGCTGAGAGCAATTGAACAAGTTAAAAAATACTGGCTACTTTTAGACAGCGAACAACGAGCGTTTGTCATTGGGCAGGCAACCCAACAAGCCCGTTATTATGACGAATTTAGCAACTTATTAACGTGGATAACGGAACACAGAAATCAACACCAGCCCACAGCAAAACCACTCAACAACCTTTTGGAATTGCCAGTGGTTAATCCTAAGCAGCATAAACATCGCTAAAGTGCGGTGGGCTCATTTAGAAATCAATTGTTCTATATAAGTTCTAACAAACACCGCGTTACTCACATCAACTCGTTTTAGCTGTTCAGTGTTTGGCTTACCTTCTGGAAAATACAAATATGGGCATGTGATATAATGTATATCATATCTATCTTTGTATTCATTTATCGCATCGTGAGTTCCACCAAATGTCCGACAAGCTGTAATGATGACATCACATTTTTCTTGAATAAGTTTTTCAAGATTTTTAGAAACGGTATCTCCATCATCTCCACCTGCTGCAATACCTAACTTAATGCCATTATAGTCAAGGCATACAACACGATCTATTGAATTGGCTTCACTGAAATCACTCATTTCAAATGTTTCAGAAAAACAATCAATAAGCTGGTTTAATGCACTCGTTTTACCATTATTGCTAGCGCCATAAAAACCAATGATGAATTTGTTCATAAAATCCTCTTTGTAGAAGTGTTAAATTAAAAGTTTGGTCACTGATAATCTTATCACCGAGCAAAGAGGATTTCATTATGGAAATAACATTGACACCCACCGCCCTTTCGGATTAAGATAACCGCACTATCAAAACGTAAGTCGGTTATCCGCTCCGACAAATTAGCGGTTTTTTTGTACCTAAATTTTAGGTAGAAATGATCATATTTGTTATGGTCGGGTCGAGAGAGCCTAATAAAATACCGAAAGGAAATAAGCTCCGCCGATCTTACGTTTGGTAGTTGAAGCCCGACCGCTCAAGGTCATTACTAACTAAAAACGTAAGGTACAAAAATGTCAAATTCTCATACTTCTTCTCAAATTTCCCCATACGATAAACTCACCATTTCAGCCGAACAACTAAGAGCAATTCTTGCGTTATTAACTGAAAATGGTTGCAGTATCAACGATGGGTTTAATCTACCTCATCGCTTTATCATTAATTCACTTGAATTAGCCGAAGAAATTGCCGATGAAATTCAATCTTTAATCCCTCAAGCCCTCTCTACCCGACAAGGAGAATAAGAAATGACAAACTTAATTACATTAACTCAAAACAACGAAATGACAATGAGCAGTCGTGAGATTGCGGAGCTTTGCGAGAAAGAACATAGAGGTGTATTGCGTGATATTGACAATATGCTAAATGGACTTGAAATTCAACCTGCACAATTTTGTGCAGATTACAAAGATAGCAAGGGGAGAACATATCGTTGTTACAATTTGCCTAAAGATTTAACCATTACCTTAATTGCAGGCTATAAGGTTAAGCTTCGCAAACGCATTATTGATCGCTGGCAAGAGCTTGAAAATCAAATCCGCCAACCAGTAGATCCAATGCAAATGCTTAATGATCCACAAGCCTTGCGCGGATTACTTGGCAACTATGCAGAAAAAGTGATTACCTTAGAACATAAAGTAGAAGAAATGCAGCCGACAGTCGCCGCCTACTATCGCATAACAAAATCAGAGGGATCGCTCAATTTAACCGAAACGGCGAAAGTGCTACAAATGCCACCAAAGCAATTTATCGCTTGGCTTTCTGCTCAAAAGTGGATTTATAAACGGGCAGGCGGTAAAACTTGGATCGCTTATCAGGAAAAAATCCAACAAGGATTACTAGAACATAAAACCCACACTGCAATCAGAGAAGATGGCACAGAAAAAATTTGCGATCAAGTTCTCGTAACAGCAAAAGGTATCGCTAAAGCCTCTAAGCTATTGCAACTACACTAAAACAATAGATTAATTTAATAACCGCCCACAGAAATGTAGGCGGTTTTTTATTGGAGGAAAAATGTCACAAGAATTACAAATTATAAACGGCAAACGATATATCGTACTTGAATGTAAATACATTTGGAGTGTAGTCGAAGAAACTTATAAAACAGTAACAGAAGAGCAAGCATTAGAAATCGTCCAGCATTATCTAAAATACAAAAATATGAAACTGGAACAGCTAAAAGTTGTTGAAGTGCCGGATATTTTGAAGTGACGAGGAAAATATGGAACAAACACTAACTATTGCTGAAGTAGCCAAGCTATTAAAGATGAGCTATGGATATGTTTTCAGCAAAAGAAAACTGTGGGGATTTTTTCAAATGGAAGGATCGAGAGTCTGGCGGGTGTTTGAATCAGATCTTGCTAAATACAGAAAAAAATCACAGAATGTGAGCCGACAGGATACTCAGTATGGGGTAGTGACAATATTTGCATAGAGAAAAAGAAAAAATTTGGCTCGAAAAAATTGGCTTGAGGCTTGTGTGGTGGGGCTTGGGCGGTTTTGGTGGGGGATTTTATGCAAAAAATGAAAATGGTGGGGATTGGTTGAAAATGGGCGGAAATTGGTTTTTTATTTGCATAAAAGTTGGCGGTATTTAGGCGATTTTTAAACAGTTTTTAAAATACGTTTTAAGGAGCTTTAAATTGTGAATAGTAGGCTGGGTTATCCAGCCTTTTTTATTGGTTTTAAATCTATAAGGTTAAAAATTACGATATCCTCTCACAAGTTGTCCGATAACACGTAATTTGTCGGCTTCTTCATTGGTAATTTTTATGGGGCGGTATGCGGTGTTATCACTTAACAATTCAATCCCCTCATAGGTAAATTGCACTTTTTTCACTAACATTGCACCACCGTGATTTAGGACAAAAATTTTACCCTCTTGTAATTGGCGTTTTGAGCGATCTACAATAATCTCTTCACCATCCCTTAAAGTTGGTTCCATGCTTTCACCCTTGACTGTAAACATTGCACAGTCTTTAGATTTAATCCCAGTTCTTTGAAACCAAGAGCTTTCAACCATTATGTAAGCGGGTTCATATTGTTCTTCGTTTTCAGAACCCAACCCAGCAGAAACTCTAACGTCTCTAAAGTCATCAATAGGTTCATAATAATCGGGATTAACTTGATTGAAATCAGCAAAGCCATTTTCTTTTATTGCATGTTTTTCGGCTGAATCATGTAAATTGCTTTTTATCGCTTGTATTCCATCTCTAAATCCTAAAGACATTTGGGTTAGCTTTGGTAGACTTGATATATGATATTCAAACCCTCCACCTTTTACACCTTTAGCCTCCCTAGTTATCCAATTTTCATTTTTAGCTTTCCTTGTAATGTTTGTCGCATGAGAAGGAAGACCATTTAGCCCCTCTAATTCTTTAGCAGTAAACCAGACCTTATCAGATGATTTCATAAAGCACCTTTCTTAATCAAAATGGGATAAAAATATTCAAATGATTAAGTTAAACAAAATCAATGATTTAAGCAATCACTCAAAAGATTTTGTAAAAAATTGTTAAATCACCTATTGATTAAGAAAATGATTTAATATATATTTCAAATCGTAGGTGATTAAGTACTTAATCAAGTAGTTAAACGACTAGTTTTTAAGGATCGCACAAAATGAAAGAAAAAGGAAGAACTAATGATATGCATAGAGCAGACATTAGAGCTGAATTGATTAAAAAAGGGATTTCATTAGCTCAATTAGGGATTCAGCATGGATTAGCAAAAACAACATTGAGAAATGCTTTTGATAAACGTTATCCAAAAGGTGAAAAAATTATTGCTGATGCGCTAGGAAAAGAACCAAAAGATATATGGCCTAGCAGATATCTAGATTAAATAAGGATGAGCTGTTATGAAATTATGGTTTAGTGCAAAAGAATTAGTTGGCATTGGAGGATTATCTAAACATCCAAGCAATGTAAATAGACAAGCTAGAAAAGAAAAATGGCAATCTCAACCATTAAAAGGGGTTAAAGGCGGTGGTGTTGAATATGCCCTATCGTCCCTGCCACAGGCGGTACAAGATGAAATCCGCAATAAATTTGCGACCGCTGTCGTGAAATCCAAACCCAGAGCCCCACTCGCTCTTCGCCAAGTTGAGTTAAAAACCTTAACAGCAAAACAGCGTGAGGCGGCAGACGCAAGGATGGCGTTGGTGGTGAAAGTGTTGGAACTTGAACAAGCACAGCCCCGTTATAAAGCCGTTAAGTTTTTATGTGAACAAATTAAACACGGCGAGGTGTCGGCGGAGTTGATGAAGTTGGTGGAGCTTGCCAATAACAAGAAAGGTAAAAATCGTACGCTTTCCGACCGCACTTTAAATCAGTGGGTGTTGGATTATGAGAAAGCGGATACGCCGGAAGCACGCTTGAAAGCCCTTGCACCGATGAAGCGAATGGCGAAAAAAGCGGAAGAGATTTGGTGGTTGCCGGATTTTTTGGCGGTATATCGCCAAACTAACGGCATTAATGTGGCGGAAGCCTATCACTATTTCTCGGCGCAATGGGATGAGCGATTTGCAGATGAACCGCTACGTCTTGCAATGAAACCGAGCCTCGACCAAGTGCGGTCGGCGTTGGCGAAATTACCCCGCCATATTAAAGAGATTGGACGTAAAACCGGCTCTGAATTACGCGCCCTTAACACTTATGTAAAACGCGATTGGAGCGTGTTATTGGTAAATGATGTGTGGGTGGGTGATGGACACAGTATGAAGATGAAAGTGGCACATCCTATTCACGGTCGCCCCTTTATTCCGGAGGTCACGTTGATTATGGATACCGCCTGCCGCTTTATTGTAGGGTGGTCGGCTAGTTTAGCCGAAAACGTGTTAGCGGTGGCAGATGCGCTACGACACGGGATTGAACGCTACGGCATACCGGCGGTTTATTACTCCGATAACGGGGGAGGTGAAAAGAACTGGATGTTGGATGCGGATATTACCGGGATGTTGCCCCGCTTGGGGATTAATCACCAAACCGGGATACCGGGCAACCCACAAGGGCGTGGGATTATCGAACGGGTACATCAGACGATTTTGTATCGTGTTGCACGTCAGTTTGATACTTATCACGGTTCAGGGGCTGACCGAGACACGGTGCGTCAAGTAAGCACTGCCGTGGTATCGCTAGATAAAGCCAAACGCAAAGGTGTAACGGAGCTGACCCCAAAACAAAAATGGGCGGTGGGTAAATTGCCGAGTTGGAATGCGTTTTTGAGTGCCGTGCAAGAAGGCATTGATTGGTATAACAACGAACACGTTCATCGTGAAATCGGGATGACCCCGGCATCCAAACGCCGTCAGTTGATGGCGAAAATGAAAGCAGAGGACTTGGTATTCATCACGCCGGTTGAAGCAAGGGATTTATTCCGCCCGAGCGTGTTACGCACCGCACAACGTGGTTGGTTACAGTTATTTAACAATGATTATTTCAACACGAAGTTGTTAGATGTGGATGGGCAAAAAGTGCAGGTGATGTTTGATATTCACGACCCGTCAAAAGTGATAGTACGCAAGCAAGACGGTGGTTTTGTGTGTTATGCCGAATTAGACGGCAACAAGCGTGATGCGTTCCCACTTCCGTTTATTGAACAAACCCGCAGAACACGTATGAAAGGACGTTTGAAACGTGAGATGGAGAAAGTCGATGAAATCAATGCGGAATTGAATCCGGTTGTAACGATTGAACATCAACCGAGCTTTGAATTATTACGAACGAAAGCCAAACCGAAAAAAGAGCTTACACCGATTTTCTTGACGAAAGCCGAAAAAGAGGCGTGGGAACAACGAAAAAAGTTAGTGAATGAATAAGGGGAAAATGATGAAAAGCCAAGACTTAAAAGCCTTTATGGATGCCAACAAAATGAGCCAAAAACAGGTGGCAACATTGTTTGATGTGTCCATTACCACGGTGAGCCAATATTTGAACGGTAAATATCCAACTGATACCAAATGGATTGATGAAAAAGTGGACGAACTTTTAGCCCGCCAAAAAGCAAAAGTGGTAGAAGCAAAATATAACGCCAAGTTTGTCCCGACAATGACAGCAAGACGTGGAATGGAAATTATGCAATTTGCCCACGCAGAAGGCGAAATTAACGTGATTTACGGTGCGGCAGGCTTAGGCAAAACGCAGATGTTGAAACAATATGCCAAAGAACACAGCTCCGCCGTTTTGATTGAAACCGACCCAAGCTGCAATCCGAAAGTATTGCTCCGCAAGATTGCCGAAGCGGTGGGGGCAAACAGCCGCGGAATTAATAACGATGTGTTATCCGGCATTGTGGAAAAACTGAAAGGATCGGAACGGTTATTAATCATTGATGAAGCGGAATTACTTTCTACCCGTGCATTAGAGTTTATCCGCCGCATTCACGATTTAACCCAATGTGGCGTGATTTTAGCCGGTATGCCTCGCTTATTAGTGAATTTAAAAGGTAAAAATAACGAATTGGCACAGCTTTATAGCCGCGTGGGTTTTGCCTGCGATTTAGGCAACGCCCTACCCGATGAAGATTTGGCAATGTTAGCGCAAAGTGCGCTAAATACCAGCGAATTTAACGAGCCATTGATTAAAGCCTGCAAAGGGAACGCCCGCCGATTAAGCAAATTAATGCGCGGTGTGGTGCGGTCGGCAGAAATAAACGACACCCAAATCAGTGCAGCAATGATTGAACAGTATAGCAAAATGTTGATTAGCTAAGGAGCAAACAATGAGAGAACAAATGATCCGTGTGGCGTATGCGTTAAGACGTGAAGGCGTGCAAATTGTGGAAAGTAAAGACGGGCGTTTTCCGATGATGGTGGTGATGAACCCAAGCCGCCGTTTAAAGCAAAAAAGCGTGCAGATGACCACTTACAGCCAAGGGGTAAGACGTGTGCGAAATGTCGCAGACGAGCAAGGTGTTACGGTGTATTGGTAAGGAGGGGCTATGACAAAGCGTCGTCAAATCTATGCCGTATATCGCGGAGAGGAAAATTTAGGCGACGGCACGGCAGAAGAATTAGCAGAAAAACTGGGCGTACAAGCCAAGACCATACAAAGTATGAGTACGCCAAGGTTTCACAGGCGAAATCAATCGGGGAAACGGTTGGTTGTGATTAAGTTAGATAAAGAGGAATTCTAAATGAAAGTAATGATTGAAGGAAAAGAATACTGGCGCGATGCAAAGGGCAATTTAACCCCTGCCGATTTGGTGAAAGACATCGACAAAGAGCGTGATGCGTTGGTGCGGGAATGGATTGGCAAAGGGAAAGCAATTCGCCGAGAAATCAGTGAATTTAAGGACAGTATTTTCGGCGATATTCAGGCTTTTGTTGAGTTATCTGCCGAGAAGTATCAAGCCAAAGTGGGCGGCACAAAAGGCAATATCACGCTATTTAGCTATGACGGCAAATACAAAATCCAACGTGCCATTAACGACCATCTGCAATTTGACGAACGTATTCAAGCGGCAAAAGTGCTGATTGATGAATGTTTAAGTGAATGGTCGGAAGGCTCTCGCCCTGAATTGAAAGCCTTAATTGAGCGGGCGTTTAATGTGGATAAAGAAGGCAATTTGAATACCTCTCGCATTTTAGGGTTACGACGGGTGGATATTCAAGACGAACGCTGGCAAAACGCAATGCAGGCGATTAGCGAAAGCGTGCAAGTGGTGAGCAGTAAAGCCTATGTGCGACTTTATGAACGCGTGGGTGAAAGCGATCAGTATGTGCCGATTGCGTTGGATGTGGCGGGGGTGTGATATGTGGAAGCCAACAATATCAGAATACCAACTGGCTGAAAAATTACTCAATGTACATGCAATTAGCCCAACGGAAAGCGATACGTTATATGAAATCAAATACGCATACGAAAACCCTGTAGAACTGGATTGGTTGCAACGTGCGGAATTAATGGCATTAGAACAAAAATATAAAGGGCAATTAGCTGAAATGTAAAACTCTTTTCAACGCTCTTTAAACCCGCTTTAAGGGGCGTTTATAAAGTGTTTTAACCAACAGGAGTAACAATGAAAAAAGCAATCGTGATTTTGACCGCACTTTGTGCATTAACTGCTTGTGATAGACCGACACAACAGCAAATCGAACAAGCATCAATTAAAGCAAGCATACACGAAACTTGTATTAGTGGCGTTGTATATTTGGTTTACGAAGGTTATAGCAAAGGGGGAATTACGCCAAAAGTGAATGCGGATTTTTATCCCTACACCTGCAATAACAATGATGTGCCGAATTAGGAGGAAATAATGGCGAAGTATATAGCCCGTTTTTATTGCTTAGTTGAGGCAGTGGTCGAGGCTGAAAGCAATGAGCAAGTATTAGAAAAATGTGATTTAAACACTTTTGATATTAACAATTTGCCACACAAAATCGTTGAAATTGATGATGTTGTTGAGGTGGAGGAAGTATGAAAAAGGCAGATATTGCGCAACAAATTGTCGATATTCAGACGCTGTTGGAAATTGCCAAAGACAATTTGCTGGAAGATAAAAATAGCGATGCCCTGAAAGTATTACATCGGGCAAGTCGGGAGATGAAAACGGTGGCGTGGCGAATTGCGCCGGTATTGGGGGAATGAAAATGAAATTAACAGGAAAACAACTGGTAACCGTAGAAACCGATAGTTGGTGTGGCGTTGAAGCAAATGTGAAATTTGAGATTGATTTTGACCATCCAAAATTGAAAGACGCTGTAATTGAAATGTCAACATTTTGGGCTGAACATCCAAATAAAAATGCCCCCTTTAAAGAACATTTAGCATCTTGGTTGCCGCTCGCCGCACATCGAATTTTTTACTTTGCCAACGACTATTCTGAGATACACATCATTAAGATTATGGAACGTGAGGAAGGGTATTTCCCACTAGATGGATCATTTGGTATCAAATTTCACAGTTACAACGTGCCGGATATTACTAGCGATGATTTTATTATTGCTAATTGGAAAGAGATCAAGGAGTAAAAAATGGAAAACAAAATCTTTGAGTTCAGAACCGTTGAAGATTTTTTACAGATGAGTGAAGAGCAATTTAACCGATTTTTGCCGGATTTTATACATTGGTTTGCTATCCGCAAAGCGTTTATTGCGAAACGTCAAGTTGCTATTGATGGCTTAGGCGTAGCAGTGCAAATCAACCCTGCGCCGGTTATTAGATGGAAGGATGACGGCAGAATCGGCGTTGATGAGTATGATGTAACGATTAGACATCATCACAATGGCGAAAATGATGTAAAGATTAAGGTACGCAAGGAGGATTAAAAATGAGCAAATATTTTAGCTATGAAGGCTGCGAAGGTGAATTCAGTTTGCACTCTACATTAGATGAAGCAAAATCCGCTGCAATAAATGAAGCAGATAAATCTTATTGTTATGGCGGTGAATGGGATGGTAGTTTTTCGGAAGAGTTACAAGATGGAATCAGAAGAACCTGTTTCGGTGTAATTTTAGGTGATTTTAGTTTACCAACAAGACCACTAACCGAAGCAGAAAAAGAAGAATACGGCAATGATTTTAATTATATGGTTGAACATCCTCAGCTTGTTGAATATAACCGGAATAATGGTTGGATTAAGTGTTCGGAAGAATTGCCAAAGGTATTTGATCATAATGGATTTGAACGTAGTGATGTTGTGATGTGTTTTGGTGTCGATGAACCCGATGATGAAACTTATGTATTAGCTTATATGGTGCAAGGTAATCGGTTTTATGGATTTAACGGAGAGTGTACGAAAATAAGATATTGGCGTCCGCTTCCGATACCACCACAAGAATTTATGGATAAATCTTAAAACCCATTTACAGCCCATTTTCCACGTAAAGTGGGCTGAATAATGTGTTTTGTCAATTAACAAAGGAGCGATTATGCAAAAAGAGATTATTCAGTGGTTGGCTGATGATGAAGATGTTGGACTCAGTAGCAAGTGTATGGCATTTGTGATTGGGTTTGGTGTTGTGCCGAGGGGGAAACATTATCCCCGTGATCCGTCTGATTTGGCTCGTTGTATCAAGCTGTTAGAACGAGTGCCGGAAATGAATTATCACCTTAACAAAATGAAACGAGTGTCACCAATTTGGGAAAAATTAGTGGAACATTGGGCAGAATTAGAAAGTTTGTTCAAAGAGGAAAAAGGGAGCGGACGTTGCCCTAAAACTTATCAATTAATAAAACAGCTTACCAAAAATGATGCTAGTGTAGTGTTTAGTTCAGGTGGCTTTTCTATTCAAGTGGTGGAATAAAATGGCTAGTAACACAAAGCATTATTTAGTGACATTGGAAATTAATGTAACAACGGCAGAGGATGATTTGACATTTAATGTCGGTGCAGCGTATCGAAATCATCCGAATAATTATGTTAAGGATATGATGAATTTAATGATGTTCAAATTACCTGCTGTTGTTCGTGCCGGTTGGTTAGCACTTGAACGTGTTGATCCAAATATTGAGTCTGGATTCTCACACAAATTACATTTTGATTTTGAACAATGTGCGGATGACGAATGGGAAATCAGTGCTAAAACTGAAATAAACGATGTAATTGGACGAACTTTAATTGAGTTAAGTAAGCGTATTTTTATGGAAGACCCAACGATTGATGAGATTATCGCATTAGCTGATTAAAACCCATTTACAGCCCATTTAAACCACATTTTAAGTGGGCTAAATAATGTGTTTTAAACTCAGTTTAAAGGAGCGAATAATGAAATGTAAATGCCCGGCTTGCGGTGCGATCTTATCGCTTGATGTGTTATTACAACACGAACAAGCGACGCAAGCGGTAATAAGTGCAATGCAGTTCAATGGTGAGTTTGGGCGATTGGCGGTGCAGTATTTAGCATTATTTCGTCCGGATGTCTCTGCCCTTACGATGCATCGTGTCGCAAAGCTATTGGGAGAGTTAATGACTTTAGCCAAGCAAGGGGAATTTGCTCGTAATGGGCAGATTTATGCCGCACCTTTAGAGGCGTGGATTGATGGCTTTAACACGGTGCTTAACAATCGCCATAACATTAAACGCCCATTAGTCGGACACGGCTATTTGCTTGAAGTGATGAGCAAATGGCAGGAAAAATCTCAATCCCTTGAGCCGGCTACAAGAGTTGCGGCAAAAAATCATCAGCATACGCCATTAAACAGCAAAACAGGTCAAGCATTGGCAAATTTAGCGGAGTTTGCAAATGGAAAAAAATGATTGGTTGAATGCCGTCATTGCAAAGGGGTTAATGGGGCTTGTGACATTAAGATTGCCCAATACACCACCAGAGGAAATCATCGTAAAAACGGCTCAAGTTTGGGTGTTGGCACTCACCAAAGGGCTAGGTACTAAATGGGAGAAAGAGCGTGACATCCCCCGCATTGAGAAAGCCTTTATGCGACTTTACGCAGAATGTGACAGATTTCCTAATCCGAAAATGTTGATTGACCGCTTACCACGCTATTACCCTGAAACATTAATGATTGAGCGAAAAATGACGGAAGAAGACCGAAAACGTACAGGCGAAATGTGCCAAAAATTACGAGAAATCTTAACAGGAGTGAAAATCAATGGTTAATCATAAAAGTTTAGTCACTAAAATCCATATCGGCAAAACCCAACTGGGAATGGATGATGAAACTTACCGTCAGTTACTTATCAACACCACGGGAATAGCCAGTTGCTCCTTGATGAATGAGGAGCAATTACAGCAAGTATTAAATGCAATGGTGAAAAAAGGCTTTAAAGTGCGGTCAAAATTTTGGGGAAATCGTGCGGCTCCGCGTGAAGATAAAAAGATTTATCTCGCCAAAATCACCGCACTGTTGGCAAAACACAATCTCCCGAAGGAATATGCAGACGGTATCGCAAAACGCTCTTTTAAAGTGGATTTTGTGCATTGGTTGCAGCCGTGGCAGTTGAAAAAGGTGGTGCAGATGTTGTCGGTGTATGATCACAATAAAAAGGCATTGTGAAAATGCTTTGTCAGGTGTAAATTAAAGGCTCTTTTGAGCCTTTTTTATGGGAGAAAAATAATGAAAAAATTATTAGTTGGTGTCATTTGTGCCGCTCTTTCGTTTTCTGCATTTGCAATGACAGATAAAGCAAAAGGAGAATTAAACAAAGCATTACAGGGGGATTATCAAGCGTTACGTAATGCCGCATTTTCGATGAAAGATGGCTCTGCCGGTCACGATAAAAACCCGATAGCAGGCTGTGCACTACGAAAAATCACATTAATTGTGGCGCAAAATGAAACGGATATGGGCGACTATGGCAATGAGTATGTGGATTGTAAAGCATTATCACCGGACGAATCAGAACAGGCTTGGAAAATGACGTTGCAGTTATTACCACAGGTTATGCAATTAAAAGCTCAAGAAAAATAATTATTTTTACGCCTATAATAATCCCGCCTTGTGCGGGATTTTTTTTCAAAAAAATATCCCTAAAACCCCCTCACTTTTGAAAATTCCGTGTTAAATTTCGCCAAAATAATTTAAGCGAGGAGGATATATGCAATCTCAATTTGAACGTGTTGCCGATTATCTGCCGGAAGTCGTATTAGAAATGGTGGACTTGGTTGGGTTTAGTAATGTGGATAAAATCATTCAAGCGTTTGGCGGAACAAACTTTCTTTTTTCTGATGGTAAGGTGTATTTTCCCAAGTTGAAAGCCTTAGTTGGTTTGGAAAATGCGGTGAAATTACGCCGTTATTTTAAGTCTGAATGGGTATATATTCCTCGTTGTGAAGTGGCATTGCGCCTGTTGCGTAATGAAAGATTAAAAGCGGATTTTGATTTTCTTACGCAAACTGAGAAAAAAAGTGGGCGTATGGCAATGTTAGATCTTTGCAAAAAATATCAACTTTCAGACCGGCACGCGTGGGATATAGTCCGCGGACTGCGGTCAATGTCGTTTTATCAACACCAACAAGTCCCCCTTTTTTAACGCTTTGAGCGTGTGGAACTCTCTCCCCCTTTCAACCATTGTTTTTTATTACACAATACCCTCAATTTAGTAATGAATGAGGGTATTTTTTTATGTCTTTAACCTTTCAACAAATTTTTGACCGCCTTATCGGACACGAGGGCGGTTATGTCAATGACCCACGCGATCCGGGCGGTGAAACCAACTGGGGGATTACCAAACGCACGGCGCAAGCAAACGGCTATTTAGGCAGTATGCGTGCAATGACCCGTGAGCAAGCCTTTAAAATTTATTATTCCGCGTTTTGGGTGCGTTATCAGTGCGAAAAAATGCCATCGGCAGTCGCATTTCAATTTTTTGATGCCGCGGTGAACCACGGTTTAGGCAATGCAAGCCGAATGTTGCAACGGGCAGTCGGTGTCGTTGATGACGGAATTATTGGCAATATGACCCTTGCTACTATTAAGAAAATAGCAATTTCTGATGTGATTATGCGACTGAATGGAGAGCGGCTGGAGTTTTATTGCAAACTCGGCAATTTCGCAACCTATGGCAAAGGCTGGGTACGTCGCATCGCAGGCAATTTGAGATACGGAGCGAAAGACAATGAAGTTTAAATTTTTAGGGGTGTTTAAACGGCTTTTTAACCGACTTTTTCAACGTAAACATCAAAAAACACCGGCTCGCCGACCACGTGCTTTTAGCAAAAATGCGTGGAGTTATGTCAGCCGAGGCAAGCCTACAGCGGCTGAAGTGATAATGTGGAGATTATACGATGAGCAATAAATTTACCGAGTTGTTTACGAATAATGACGGGCGTGCCAGTACCACGGGTTTTATTCAGTTTTTTGGCTTTTTAGTGATGGCTGGCGTGTTGGTTTATTCGGTGTATTTAGATCGTGCCATTACCACCGATTTGTATTTTTATTTTGCCTGTTTTTGCGGTGGATCGGCGGCGACAAAAGGCGCAGTGGCAGCCTATCAAGCCCGAGAAAAATCAAAGGCTGAAACGCAAGAACAAGCCGAAGTCGACTTTGAGACGAAACCAAAGGGGATTTGATGAATTTACAGCAGATTGGACTTGCATTGATTGGGGCGGTGTTAGTGGGGGGCTATGTTTGGCACAAATTAAGCCAAGCAAAGCGCGAAATCGACCGATTATTAAAAACCAATGCCACCCTTTCGCAAGAAAAAGCCGTGGCAGATACACAAGTCACCCATTTTAACGTGAGAAAACAAAATGAAGAAAACCATCGCAATACTGACCGCACTTCTCTTATTGACGGGTTGCACAAGTCAGGGGATCTCCGTGATTAATGCAAGTTGTGCAGGCTTTTCAACGATTTCGGCAAGCCGACAGGATACCACCGAAACTCTGCGCCAAATTAAAGTGCATAACGAGACTTATCGGGCAATTTGCACCGACAACAAGGGGGCAGAATGATTGACGATAAAGTGTTTATCGGTATCGGCACCACACTGATTATGACGTTAGTCGGCTGGGTTTGGAAATCGGTGAATGACAAGGTAGCAAACAATGAAAAAGCGATTCGTGAGTTGGAAAAATCCGTTGAGCGTGATTATCAACGCAAAGAGATAGCGGATGTAAAAGATAAGCACATGGAAAGCATTTTAAAGGAAGTGCGCGACCAGTTAAAAGAAATTAATCATAAGCTAGACAAAAAGGCGGATAAATAATGCCAGCAATACCAAATCAAAGACGGTTACAACAGAAAAATGAACAAGACCAAACTAACCAAAAATTAGATGAAATCTTAAGTTTAACACGGCAAGTTAATCATAAAATCGACCGTTTGGACGGGCGTGTCGATGATATTGATGTCCGTTTGGCAAAGGTAGAACAAAACCTTGCAAAACTTGGCGTGCGTGCCGCCATTATGGGTGGTTTAGGCGGATTGGTTGTCTCGGTGGGTTTTGAACTGATTAAAGCAAAATTTGGGGGCTAAATGGCACACGATGAAAAAACCAAAGCCGAGGTGCGCCGTTACTATGTATTTGATTGCTTAACACTAGAACTTGCCGCCGAAAAAGCTAAGGTATCTTACAACACGGCACGGCGTTGGAAGCGTGAAGCGGAAGGACGTGGCGATAATTGGGATAAAGTGCGCGATGCGAACACAATGGCAAGCGGTAAAGTGGAAGATGTGGCACGCGGTATGCTCACCTCGTTTGTGCTTTATTTTGAAAATACGTTAGATGAGTTACGCAAGACGGAAGATTTACCCGTGAGCGAAAAAGCCAAATTAATGCAGGGACTTGGTGATTCGTATTCAAAAATGATTGCAAGCAGTAAGCGGTTATTGCCGGAAGTATCAGAACTTGCTACGGCAATTAAGACGATCACAATGTTTGGCGATTATGTCCACGCCAATAAACCTGCGCTTATCAGTGATTTTGCCGATTTATTGGATAAGTTTGCAAGTGTGTTAGAGAAGGAATTTAAAGCGTGAGTTTGTGCCAGTTAATTTTAGTGATCATTGCCTGCAATATGGCGGCAAAAGGTCAAGATGGCTGGGGGTGGCTTATTTTTATTGCAGTTTTATTGGGTAAATGATGAAAAACAAAGCACTATTAGCAGAACTTAAAGCCTATTCGGATAGCCTTCGTCAAAAAGTTGAAGCGCAATTTGACGGTTGGGATGATACACCGGAAGCGGTGGTTGCACGGCGTAAAAAAGTGTTAGATCCGGTTTCAGGCTATGATTTTTTTGTGTCTAATTATTTTCCGCATTATGTCCGTTCTGAAAGTCGCTCACAGCTACACAATTATCTTTTTGAGCAGTTACCCCTTACTCTTCAACAGCCTACCTCGGTGCATTTAGCCATTGCTGCCCCTCGTGGTGAGGCTAAATCAACTTTAGTGTCGCAGTTGTTCACGCTTTACTGCCTTGTCACACAGAAAAAACGCTATGCCCTCATTGTGATGGACAGTATCGACCAAGCCTACCCAATGCTTGAGGCAATCAAGGTGGAGTTGGAATTTAATCAACGGCTTAAAATTGACTTTCCGGAAATTGCCGGACAAGGGCGTGTGTGGCAAGCGGCAACAATTATCACGAAAGCCAATCAGAAAGTGCAGGTGGCAGGGAGTGGTAAGAAATTGCGGGGTTTACGCCACGGTGCGTATCGTCCCGATTTAGTCGTGTTGGACGATATTGAAAATGACGAACAAGTCCGCAGCCCGGAACAGCGGGATAAATTGCACGATTGGCTTAAAAAAACCGTGCTGCCATTAGGGGCTGCCGGGGATAAGTTGGATGTGGTGTATATCGGCACAATTTTGCATTACGACAGCGTTTTAAACCGCACTTTGGCAAGTAAGGCGTGGAAAACCGCCAAATTTAAAGCCTTAATTAAACAGCCGGATGATATGAGCCTTTGGGATAAGTGGGAAGATTTTTACTTAAACGAAGGTGAAGCGGTTGCCGATGCCTTTTATCAGCAACATCAAGCCGAGATGGATAAAGGCGCGGTAGTCAGTTGGGCGGCTCGTCCAATTTTAACATTGATGAAAATTCGCGCCCGTGACGGACACGCCACCTTTGACTCCGAGTATCAAAACGACCCATTAAGCAGTGATGATGCAATGTTTGCCAACAGTCTTGTTTACTGGACGGAATTGCCGGAAGACTTGATTTATTTTGGCGCACTTGATCCTTCGCTCGGCAAAGCCGGAGCAAGTCGTGACCCTTCGGCAATTTTAGTCGGCGGTTATCAACGGGCGACCGGCAAACTTTATGTGGTTGAGGCACAAGTAAAAAAACGCCTACCCGATTTAATTATTGAAGATGTGATCCGATTGCAAAAACAATATCAGTGTCAACGTTGGTTTGTCGAAACTGTGCAATTTCAGGAATTTTTAAAAGACGAATTAGTCAAGCGTTCGGCTCAACGAGGGTGTCCTGTGCCGGCAACGGCAACAAAACCCAACACGGACAAAATGTTACGTATTGAAAGCCTGCAACCGCATATGGCAAACGGGTTGATTTTGTTGCACACCTCGCAAGCCACGTTAATTGCCCAGTTGCGCCATTTTCCAAAAGCCGATCACGATGACGGCCCGGATGCGTTGGAAATGTTGTGGCGTAATGCGGTAACCAATTCCGCACCGATTGAATGGGTGAGCGTGAGTGACTTGGAGCGTAATGATGAACTGGATGATCTATACAGCGTTTGGCGCAGTTAAGGCAGCATAAATGGGATTTTTAGATAAAGTAAAAGGCTTTTTTAAGCCAAGCGAAACCGAAGAAACACAAACCGATGAAGCCCGTGTGACCGAAACGGGTCGGGTGCTGGATGATCACCCTTCGGCAAAAATTACCCCGGGCAAACTCAAAAGCATTTTAGAGGACGCTGAAAACGGCGATATTCAGGCGCAGCATCAGCTTTTTATGGATATTGAAGAACAAGACAGCAGCATTGCCGCCAATATGATGACCCGCAAGCGGTCAGTATTGACCCTTGACTGGCGTATTATTGAACCACGCAACGCCACGCCCGCAGAAGAAAAACTGCAAGCGGAAATTGATGAACTGTTTCATCAATATCCAAACCTTGAAGATTTGTTTGTGGATTTAATGGATGCGGTAGGACACGGTTTTGCCGCCCTTGAAATCCAATGGGCGCAAGTGGACGGCAAATGGATACCGAAAGGGTTTAAACCTTGTCCGCAATCGTGGTTTAACCTTGATAAACACGACAATCTTTTATTACGCACACCGGATAATCCAACCGGTGAGCCGCTACGCCCTTTTGGCTGGGTGGTGCATCGTCATAAATCCCGCTCAACCCAATTAGCCCGTGATGGGTTATACCGCACGTTGGCGTGGCTTTATATGTATAAGCACTATTCCGTGCGGGATTTTGCGGAGTTTTTAGAGCTTTACGGTATGCCTATTCGTATCGGGAAATATGGGGCGGGGGCAACGCATAAGGAAAAACAAACATTACTGCGCGCCCTTGCCGAAATCGGTCACAATGCGGCGGGGATTATGCCGGAGTCAATGCAAATTGAGTTGCACAATGTAGCTACGGGTACATCAGCAGGCAATAATCCCTTTTTGCAAATGGTCGATTGGTGCGAAAAATCCATTGCACGCTTAATTTTGGGGCAAACTTTAACCAGTGGCGCGGATGGTAAAAGCTCAACCAATGCGCTCGGCAACGTGCATAACGAGGTACGCCGTGATTTGATGATAAGTGATGCCAAGCAAATCGCTCAAACCATCACCCAACAAATTATTTTGCCGTATTTACAAATTAACGTTGATCCAAATATCGCGCCGCACCGTGTGCCGTACTTTGAGTTTGATACCAAAGAATATGACGATTTATCTGTACTCGCGGAAGCATTGCCAAAACTGGTGCAAATTGGCGTGAAAGTGCCGGAAAGCTGGGCAAGAGATAAACTCGGTATTCCGGAAGCACAGGAAGATGACGAACTGTTAAAACCTTTTCAAAGCGCAGTTAAAACCGATTTAAACGAAGAAAAAACACCGAAAAAAACCACCGCACTTTCTTCTCAATCTTCTGCCGCCCACGTGGTCGGTTGTCAGTGTGACGGGTGTTTGGGTAAAAAAGTGGTCGCATTGTCGAAAACATCAGAGGAAAGGGATGAGCAGGCGTGGTTGGATGAAAGTTTAGACGAAGCCTTGGAACAGGTGGATTTTAATCAACAACTTGATCCAATGGTACAAAAAGCGGTGCGGGTGATGTTGTCTTGTCATTCTTATGAAGAAGCGCAGGAAAAACTTGCAACCCTTTATCCGGAATTAACCTCAAAAGCCCATCACGAGTATTTAACCCGTGCGGTGTTTTTAGCCGAACTGCTTGGAGTGTCCAATGCCAAAACGAAACCTTAGTTTTGCATTAGGCTTACCGCCGAAAAAAGCCATTGAATTTTTGAAAAGTAAAAAAGCCTTTTTAGATCATATTGATGAAAAAGGCTTGATGGACAGCGCACGGGCAAAAGCAACACGTATTGCCAATCTTTCAAGTCTTGAAATGACGAAAGATATTTACCAATCACTGATTGAAGCACAGCAACAAGGACAATCTTTCGGCGAGTGGAAAAAAGGCATTTTTGAGCATTTTAAAAAGAAAGGTTGGATTGCCGGTTACGATAAAGGCTATTTACTGGCTGATCCAAAAACCGGTGAATATTTTGGTACGCCACGGCGGTTAGAGACCATTTATCGCACCAATATGCAGGCGGCATATTCGAGCGAGCGTTATCAACAAATGCGGGATAATGCCGACAGCCGCCCTTATTGGCAATATTCGGCGGTTAATGATGACAGAACCCGCCCAAGCCATTCGGCGATGAGCGGATTAGTGTATCGTTATGATGACCCATTTTGGAATGTGTTTTATCCCCCGAATGGCTTTAATTGTCGTTGCTCGGTGATTGCCCTTGCCGAGCGGGATATTGCGCGGCGTCATCTTGTGGTCGGCGAAAGCCAAGAACGCTTGATTGAGTACAATCGCAAAATCAATGCGACTCAAACGGAAAAAACCACCGCATTTAAGGTGTCAGATGACAAATGGGTGGTCACAGACCGTGGGTTTGATTACAACGTGGGACGCACCACTTATAAACCGAACTTAGATTTATATCCGGAAGCCTTAGCGTATCAGTTTGCCAAACGTGAAATGGGCGGTGAGGGGTTTAAATTTGATTTTAAGCAGTTTGAAAACGAATTTAAACAAGCTAAACAACGACTAAATTTAAGCGAGAAACTGACCTCGGACGATTTAACGGCGGTGCGAAATCAACTTCGCCGTGAATATAAATTTGCGGCCGGTGTATTAAATGCTACCGATAAAAAGGCATTAATGAGTGAAACGGCAACGGTGTGGTTGTCGGATGATACACTCATTAAACAATTTAATAGCCGTGATGGGCAGGGATTTGGGCTTGAAGAATATGCGCTATTACCTGATGTTATTAATAAACCTGACAAAGTCATACCGGATGAATTTGGGTATCAGTTTTATAAACAAATTGAGGGTAAAAAAATAGTTGCAGTGTTGAAAGTGCTTAGAAAAGAAAACGAAATATTTATGCAATCTGTTCGTTTTGTGAGTGAAAAACAATGGAAAAAGGCATTTAAATAACGCCACTAGGTAGGGCTCGAACCACCTACACACAATCCAAGGTACTCTTTCAACCTATCGTCCGCGATCCTCGAGATTCATCGCTTTTCTAGTGGCAAAGGACAATATAACGATGATTGAAATAAAAATCAACAATGAAAAAGAAGTGGTGGCACTGTTAGAACGGGTGGCAGAAGGCATTCGTTATAATGTTCCGTTAATGCGCACGATTGCCGGTACAATGCAAAGTGCGGTAGATCAGAACTTTGAAGCCGGTGGTCGCCCGAAATGGCTTGGCGTAAAAAGTCGTCCGGGTGGTTCGCCCCTGATTGACAGCGGTGCATTACGTAATAGTATTCACGCCCGTTGGGACAATGATGAAGCACAAGTTGGCACAAATTTAGTGTATGCGGCTATTCATCATTTTGGCGGAGAAACCAAACCGCATAAAATCAAGCCAGTAACAAAAAAAGGGTTGGCATTTAATGGTATTGTGCGCAAGTCGGTAGATCACCCCGGCAGCAAAATTCAGGCACGCCCTTTCCTTGTTTTAACCCCGCAAGATGAAGCGGATATTTTAGATGATGTGCAAAGTTATTTTCAAAGCCTGATGAAATAAATCAAAAATCGCCCTTAATCGCACACAGGGCGATTTTCTTTTTTATGGGTATCATTTTTCGTCCTTTATTTTTTAAAACAATTTAAAGCGGTTTTAAAACGTTTTAAAATGGGTTTGAGGTAAAAATCTCTTCTCTTTTTATTTTTCACACAAAGTGGAACGTGTGGAACTCTCTCCTCTCTTTTCATTTTATCCTTTCCGTTATTCTGTTATCCGCTATTAAAGAACGAGGATAACAAACGATGAATCTCACGCCGATTGCATTAAGTTTCGAGCTAGATAAAAAAACAAACGGGCGTATTCAGTTATTCCCCTTTGGTCGTTTTTATCCGCAAGATGAACGCACCGAAGGTGCAGGAGGCTGGTATGTAGATGACAGTAACGGCTACGCTTTAGCTGAAGAAATTAATCAGTTAAAGATTAAGCTGATGATTGACTACGAACATCAAACACTCTTTATCGAAACAAACGGCAAACCCAATCCTGCCGCAGGGTGGATGGAAAAGGCGGAATATATTTCCGGCGAAGGGATTTTTGTCGATGTGGATTGGACAAAAAAAGCCCATCAACAAATTCAAGACGGTGAATACCGGTATATTTCGCCGATGTTTTTAAGCGCTAAAGACGGCAAAGTCACAAAGGTGCTAAATGCCGCTCTCACCAACCGTCCGGCTTGTCACGATTTGGCAGAGGCGATTGCCTTTTCATCCCGATTTAATCAACAGCAAAAAAAGGATAATTCTATGTTGGAGTTATTACGTCAATTATTCGGTACACCACAAGCGACCGAAGACGAAATGAAACAAAAACTGACCGCACTTTCTGCCGCAAAAGGCGATAGCCCGGTGGCATTAAGTGATGTGTATGAAAAGTTAAAAGAAAAAGACAACGAGGTCGTTGCATTAAGTGCCAAAGTTGGCGCAGAACCTGACCCGACAAAGTATGTGCAGGTGTCTGTAATGAAAGACGTGCAAGACAAATTAGCCGCATTGACCGCACAGGTGCAAAACGACAAAGTGGCAGATTTAATTCAAACCGCACTTTCGGATGGACGTTTATTGCCTTCGCAAAAAGACTGGGCAGAAAAATTAGGTAAAGCGGATGTGACCGCATTATCTGATTATTTAGCCGTAGCAACGCCAAATCAGGCTTTAGGCGGTGAAAGTCAGGCGAAAGAAGATCCGAATCAGAAAGTGGTTGCGTTGAGTGCAGGTGAAGCTGCAGCTGCAAAAGCCCTAGGTTTAAGTGAACAAGAATATATGACTGCTTATAAGGAGCAAAAATAATGGATAAATTTAAAAAATCGGAACTTTTAAATGCCCTCGACCAAGCCTTTAAAAAAGAGTTTAGTGGCGGATTAAGTTTGGTAACCCCACAATGGGCGGAAGTGGCAATGAAAGTATCAAGTTCCACTGAAACAAATACTTATGGCTGGTTAGGTCATTTCCCAAAACTCCAAGAATGGGTGGGTAAACGTCGTTTACGCAAAATGCAAGCCCAAGGTATGCAAGTCACCAATAAACTTTTTGAAAGTACCGTCGCCATTCCGCGTACAAACATTGAAGATGATCAGGTGGGTTTATTTAGTCCGATGGTGAAACAAATGGGGCAAAGTGCCGCAGAATTGCCGGACGACTTAGTGTTTGGCTTACTTAAACAAGGTAAATCAATGCTTTGCTATGACGGTCAAAACTTTTTTGATGATGACCACCCTGTCTATGCTGAAGTTGATGGGACAGGTAATCAGACGACACAAAGCAACATTACCAAAGGCACCGCAGCAGGTAAACCGGCATTTTACGTGTTAGATACCACGAATTCAATTAAGCCACTGATTTGGCAAGAACGCACACGTCCTGAAATTGAAACAAAATTTGACCCGTCTAAATCCGATACGGTCTTTATGGAAGATCAATATGTGTGGGGTGTTCGAGCGCGTGGTAATGCCGGTTTTGCATTCTGGCAGTTAGCCCACCGTGTAGAAGATTCAGAACTCACTGAACAAGTGTTGATGGATGTTATTGCGAAAATGAAATCATTAAAAGGCGATGGAGGCAAGTTACTTAATATTCGACCAAATGTGCTACTCGTCCCACCTTCTCTTGAGTATGCCGCGAAGAAAATGTTAGAGGCCGATATTATCAATGGCACATCTAATGTATTAAAAGGCACATTAAAAGTGATGGTGTCAACGCAAATTGTTGAGTAATCAACATATTTAAATGGTGGGTTTAAGCCCACCTTTAGGAGAAAGAAAATGGGTCGTCAAAAACAAACAACGCCATCCGAAAAGGATGAAAAAATCAATACTCCGCCGCCAGCTGACGAAACGGTCTCGGATAATGTTCCGAAACCGGAAGAGAAAGTATTGGATGAAACGCCAAAACCGGATGAAAACGAAGCGGAAAAATCCAATGCGGAACAAGTCAAAATAGAGAGCAATGTTATTGAGCCTGTGGCTTACAGCGTGAAATTACGTCCTATTCATCCGCAATCAAGCTATGGGCGTGCCGGCTTTCGTTTTACGAAAGAAGCTGAAACTGTCATCGATGTGAATGACATTACGCCGGATAAAGTGATTTTACTTGCCGAAGATCCGTGGTTAGAGCTTATCCCTGTGTGTGAGGAGTAGCGATGAATTACGCCAGTGTTGAAGATTTTGTATTGCGTGTCGGTGAAGTACAAGCCATTGAACTGACTGACCGTGATTTAGAAGGCAAAGTGAATGAAAACGTGTTGAATATTGCATTGTCCGATAGTGCCGGTCAAATTGATGGTTATTTGGCAGCGCGTTATCGCCTACCGCTTGAGAACGTGCCACAAAATCTTGTACGGCTTTGTTGTGATTTGGCTCGGTATCGTTTGGCGAGTATGTCGGGCGTAGATATTACCGATGAGATTATTGCCCGTTATAAATTGAGCTTAAAAGAGCTTGAAGATATTAGCACGGGCAAAATGTCGCTTGGTTTGCCGCCGGCTGATGACAATGCAGACAGCAATGACAACGGCGTGATTTTTACTAATCCCAAAAACAGGATTTTTAGTCGTGATAACACAAATTGAGCAAGCCCTTGTTGACCGTTTACAACGTGGTTTGGGGCGGTTAGTCAATACGGTAAAAAGCTATGGCGGCGAACTGGACAAAGACAGCCTAGGCACGTCACGTTTACCGATGTGTTTAGTGACCTTTGGCGGGTCACGTATTGAGCGAATGGGGACAAACGCTAAACGGCATCAATCTACGGCAACTTTTGTAATTATCGTAGCCGTCAATTCTTTGCGCAGCAATCTTGCCGCCCGACAAGGTGGGGTGAATGAGCGCGAAGTGGGTGTCAATCAGTTGATTACAGCGGTGCGGCGTTTATTGGATGCGCAAACCTTGGGACGGTTAGTTAAACCACTCAAACCTACCAATGTGCGCACCATTTTTAACAATGCCGCTTTTAAAGGTGGCGCAATTACCGCCTATGCCATTGAGTATGAAGCAGTGTATGACGATTTAGCCCCGCTTGAAGACGGTTTATTCCCAGAAGAAACCCGTGATATTGAAAATCCTGATTATGTGTTTACCCGTTATCAGGGCGAGCATTCCGAGCCTGCGCCAATGTTGGAACGTATTGGCGGTGGTATTTATGACCCAATGAGCGGTGCAGTCGTGCCGTTTGAAGTGGAGACAAAAGAATGAAAAAACATTATTTAACTGCAATTTTATGTGCCGCTGTCGCTATCTCTGCGAATGCGGTGGTAATGCCTATTGCGGCAACCACAGCAGCTACAACGGCAGCAATTTCTGCCAATAATAACGCCCGACAGCAATCGGAAAAAAGAAAACACGCAGAGCAACAGGCGCAAGTAGTGAATCAGATTGCACAACAAGGCGGATTAACCGTTGAAGCGGGAAGCGGACACGTGATTATTCGTTGCGAATGGGTAAAAGGGGGACTGTGTCAAAAAAGAATTATCAATGATGATGGTTGGTTCCAGCGTTACAAAAATGTTTCCGTCAGTCCAGAGGAGTTTGCCAAGGCGCACGGATATAACAAGGTGCATCGTATCACGTTGCTCCCCCTCTATAACAACACTTGGTTAGCCCTTGATGTGAGTAAGGAGTAAAAAAATGAAAGTTAAAGCTAAAGCCGGAGTGAAAGTCCCGATGGAATACCACCCCTTTGCTTATATTGAACAAACACCGGTGGATGTTGAACCGTCTGTTTATTATCAACGCCGTATCCAAGACGGTGATTTAGTTGTGGTAAGTGACCGTTCACGCAAACAGGAGAAAAACAATGAGTGAAACCCATATTGAATTTGACAATATTCCGGGCAGTATTCGTCTGCCGGGTGTTTACACGGAATATAACGCACGTAATGCAATCAGTGCATTACCGCAAAATGAACAAAATGTCTTGATTGTTGCACCGATGTTGGGCGGTGAAACAGCTTTTAGCGCACCAACCCCGATTTATTCTGATCTCGATGCAAAAAATGCGTTTGGTGCAGGGTCTTGGGTGCATTTGATGGCACGTGTGGCAATCCAAAATAACGCGATGATCCGTTTGACCGCCATCGGTTTAAAAGATAATGAAGCAGGTGTTGCTGCAACCGGTACTATTGTTTTAAACGGTACGGCGAGCAATGCCGGTGTATTGAAAGTGCTGATTGGCGGTGTGGATTATTCGGTGTCGATTGCTAAATCAGAAACGGCAGCAAACATTGCTACCCGTTTAAGTGCGGTGATTAATGCCGGTGATTATTGCCCGGTAAATGCCGAAGCGAATGAAGGCACAGTCAATTTAACGGCGAAATGCAAAGGTGAAATTGGTAATGAAATTCAGGTAAGTGCAACGCTGACCGTCGCCGATATGGCAGTGAATGTGACAGCTCTTGCCAATGGCGCAGAAAATGCGGATTTATCCGCTGCCCTTGCCAGCGTTGCCGGTGAGCATTATCACGTGATTATCTCGCCGTTTGCCGATGACAAAAATGCCAGAGTGTTACGTGAGCATTTAGAGACCGTTGCAAGCCCAACCGAGAAAAAACCGGGTATCGGTGTCTTGGGTTGGCGCGGTTCAATGGCGGGCGGTACAACTTATGCGGGCAACATTAATGATAAACGTGTAACCGTGGGGTGGTATAAAGGGGCGATTGAGTCCAATGCCTTAATCGCAGCCGGTTTTGGCGCGATTATTGCAGGCGAAGAAGATCCGGCAAAACCGCTTAATACACTTGAAATTAAAGGTTTGACACCGGTCAATGCCACTGAAACGCCACTTAAAACCGAAGTAAACCAAGCCTTATTTCACGGTTTGACGCCGATTATGGTGGTGAATAATCGGGTGCAAATTGTGCGAGCTATTACCACTTACACGAAATCGCCAAGTAATGTAGATGACCCAACTTGGTTGGATTTAACCACAATTCGCACCTTAGACTACACACGCAAAGCCATTGAACAACGCATTGCGTTACGTTTTCCGCGCGATAAGTTATCCGACAAAACGCCACCTAAAGTGCGGTCAGAAATCCTTGATGTGCTTTACCGCCTAGAAGACCAAGAAATTTTAGAAGGGGTGGATAAGCACAAAGTGAATTTGTTGGTTGTACGTAACGGCAAAGATCCAAATCGCGTAGATACAGCCATTCCGGCTGATGTAGTGAATGGCTTGCACATTGTGGCAAATCGTATTGATTTAATTTTATAGGGGGCATAAATGGAAAAATATGCAGGCTCTGCCGTATTAGAGGTGGATGGTGTTGAAATCGAAATCCAAGATTTAAACATCACCAAGCAAACCGGGCGCAAGCTGGTAAAAACGATGAACTCTGAAGGGCGTGCGCGTGGTTTTGCCAAAGGCATTGCCACGTGGGAAATCTCGCTCACTGCGGCAATGCCGATTGACGGTTCGGAAATTGATTGGGCTGAAATCAGTGATGCCAAAATCACCATTTATCCGCTCAACCAAGATGATAAACGCACCTCTTATCTCGGCTGTTTTACCACCCAAGTAGGCGAAAAATACACGGTGGATAACGAGGCGGTGATTGACATCCAAATGAATGCGTTAAAAGAGGTGAAAGAATAATGCGTTTATTATTGGGTATCCCTTATCAGGGCAAACGTTATTTTGATATTGAGCCACGTTTACTGACCTTAGGTAGAGAATGTGCGGCACTTGAGAAAATCGCCGATTTGGGTTTAGACGGCAAAGAAAAACTCAATAAAGCCGAGCAAATGTTAGTGGATTTAGCGTATTTATCCGAGCAATTTAAGGTGATTGGCATACCGAAAGAGACGCTTACACCGCAATTTTTGCTGAATACGCTTGCCACCGATGATTATGTGCTGATAACGGAAGCGATTGCGGATTTGCGAAAAAAGCATATCGACGCTGGGGAAAACCTGAGCCAAGCAAACGCCGAATAAAACAACGCTATGGTGTGTTTGAAGCAGAGCAAAATTATCGCAGTGCGGTAATGTTGCTTGCAAAATTTGGCTTTACGGCGACACAAGTGCGGGCAATGTGTCACGCAGAAGTGGCTGCGTGGATAGCGAGCTGGCAAAAATCGCAAGGGATTAAACCGCAGGCGGAAAAAGGCGATACGGTGCATTACAACTTTATGCGTCGTAAAAATAAGGGGGCATAAGCCCCTTTTTTTGTAGATTTAAAATGAGTTTAAAAAGGGTTTAAAAAATGGCAAAAATGACCTTGGCGTTAGCATTAAAAGCGCAGGATTATGCCAGTCGCGTGATTGATAAAATGCGTGGCAATGTAAATAAAGCGACACAAGAAATAACAAATCAAACGGTACAAAGTGGCACAAGACAACAAGAAAGTGTACGTCGTACAGCGAGAGTTACGGAACAATCATTCCGTCAAATGCAACAAGCCGCCCGCGTTGTGGCTCGCGACCGTGAGAGCCTTGGTATACGTAGTGAGAATACCATTCAGCGGGAAATTGCACAGACTATTGCTGCTTATCAACGTTTGCGAGCCAGTGGCATGGCAAGCAGCCGAGAACTTGCTCGTGCGGCAGAAGTTACACGAGCTAAAATTGCAAGTTTAAATGCGGAAATGGGGAAAACGACTTGGGGACAGCGTGCTGCTGGTTTTATGCGTGCAGGTGGTGCGATAGTTGCCGGTGCGGTAGGCATAAAAAATAAGATTGCCCCTGCCCTTAATGATAAAAAGCAATGGGATAGCAATGTTGCAGAAGTGGCATTAACAGCATTTAGCGATAAGTCTGCCGACTATATCAAAAATGAGGGTTTTGCCAAAATTAATCAAGCCGTATTAGATACTGTCGATAAATATGGGGGAACTGCTGATCAAGCCTTACAAGGCTTAGACGGTATGCTAAAAGGCGGAATGAACTTTGATGAAGCCGTGGCTAATTTAGGGACATCTCAAAAAATGCAAATCGCGGCAAATGCGAGCGGCGAAGATGTGGGGTCACTGGTTAAAACGTTGAGTGATTATGGCTTTAAGGGCAATGATCTTAATAAAGCGTTAGAAATGGTGTTGCAATCCGGTTATGACGGAAAATTTGAAGTCTCGGATATGGTGAGTAAATTGCCTTCTATCTTATCTACGGCAAAAAACAATGCTTATTCTGGTATAGAGGATTTTAAATTTATCTTATCGTGGCTACAAAGTGCGGCAAATAAAGCAGGTTCAAATGACGAAGCAGCAACTAACGTTAGCAATGCGTTAAACAAACAAACGGCGGCAGACACGGTAACCCGTCTTAAAAAATTAGATCACCCTGCATTAAAAGGAAAAGGCATTGATGTGGAAAAATCCATGCTCGATGGCGCAAAAAAAGGGATGAACCCGATGCAGGTGTTATTAAAAATCGTAGAGGAAATGCTAAAAGGTGATAAAGCGTATCAAGCTCTGCGTAAAAAGCTCGCCAATGCCACCAAAGAAACCGAAAAACAAGAAATCCAACGCCAATTAGATTTAAAACGTGGTTTTTTGATTTCTCAAGTTATGCCGGATGTTCAAGCTAAAGCAGGGGTTATTGCAGCCACCGACAAAGAACAAACGGCACAATATTCTGAAAATTTAGAAGAGGGAAAATTAGGTAAGAATATTGATAAAGCGGTCAGTGTCAAAAATTCCACTTCTGCCGCCGTAGAAGCGAAAGCGGATTCATTGAAATTTTTACAATCCCAACCATTACTAGGCAAAGTTAATGATCTCGGTAAAGCCTATGATCAGTGGTTCATTAGCCAAATGAAAGATCACCCCGAATTAGCCGGTATCGGGCAAGTGGCAAGTGTTGCCGGTTCTGCCGCAATGTATGGTTTGGGCGGCTATATGATGGGGGGATTAGGAAGTTTAGGGTTAGGCGTTGGAACCACAGTGACAGGTTCAGGCGCAACGACGGCAAGTACTTTGAGTGGGGCTGGTTCAAGTGTGTTGGCTAGCGTGGCTAGATTAGCCGGTATATTTGGTTCTGTTTTGACCTTGAGTGGCGATACTCAAAAAGATCCCGAAAAAGAAAAACAAGTGACAGATCGTAATTTACGCACAAAAACATTACTCAATAAAGTTCGTGACGGTTCTGCAAACGAAGCGGAGCAAGCGGAGTTTAAAGGAATGAATAGTGTGCGTTATGTGGATGATGAGCTTAATGCTGCCTTTAATGACTTTAGTCGTTTTTATTCACTTTTTACCTCAAAGCAACAAAAAAATGCCTCCTTGGATTATTTGAAATCACGATTAGAAAAAGGTGATGTGACAGACGCGGATAGTAAAGCTATTCAGGCAATATTAGATGATTATTCGGCTAAATCTGCTGCACAAGCAGAAGAAAATGCTCGTCTTGCAGCTAAATACCCTAAACAGTATCAACAAATTATGGCAGCAAGAACAACAGATTACAGTGGTTTAACCAATAGTGCCAATGATACAAATTCAGCTTTACATCGCACATTGGGTGAACTATCTGTGTTTTCAAACTACCAAGCCGAATTTCAACATTTGGGGCAGACGATTAGCGATGGATTAAGAACAGCGATTGAGAGCCAAAACTTTACCATTCAAAACCAAATTAAAGTGGATTTAGACGGGCGAATTGTGGCGGAGCAAACGTCTGAACATCAATATCAAGAAATGAAACGTTGGGGGTAAAAATGAAAGGTTGGACAATACCTGTTCAGCACGCGAGCTTTCGGGGCGTGCGTTTTGATGTGATCTCGGTTGATGATGATTTTTATCGCTCCACAATCGAACACGCTTACCCCTTTGTCAATGGTGCAGACGTAGAAGATTTGGGGTTAAATCCTCTGAATGTGCGAATGCAAGCCGTGTTTTATGGGGACGGTTATTACACAGACTTTAAACGCTTTTTGAATGTGTTGCAGCAATCAGGCGCAGCAACGTTGGTACATCCTATTCGTGGTCGTTTGCAAAATATGATTTGCACCGGGGCAAATTTTCGCCACAAAGCCGAGATGATTGATTATGTGGCATTGGATTTAACCTTTATTGAGTCCACGCCCGCCAAACCGATTTTTGTGTTTAATCATTCGTTGTTGGCAAAAATTGACGCATTGCTCAATGAACTTGAAAATTTTGTTGATGATGCAATGGCGTTATATGGCGAATTTATGGAAATTGTCGCCTTTGCGGCGAATGCAAAATCGCGTTTGCTTGGCGTGTATGGGGCGTTGTTCGGTTGTTTTGAGCAAATCCGCCATTTATTTGATTTTGATAAAACCCATTATGCTGTCTCACCGATTGTAACCCAAGAGAGTTTTAAAACTAAATCGACCCGTGCGGTGCGTGATTTAATCACAATGATTGATTTGGGCTTACGACAAACTGCTGCCCGTAAAGATTTAACCACGCGCGCAAAATTTGACGAAGTGTTACGCACTATAAGACAAATTAAAGCCATTCCCGGTGATTTGGCAAGCGGGAAAAATATTAAATCGGCAAAAGAACAAGCCGCATTAAAATCGCTTACCGCCTCTTTTAGCAAAGCGGACATCGAATCGGTACATTTGATGATGCAGCTTGCGGTGAGTATGACGTTATTACGCATTGGGACGGAATTAATCGAAGAAGATGATTTATTGCCACAAGATATTGATGACATCACGATGAAAGTGCGGTCGCAAATTGTGGAGAATTTACAGTTATTGCGTGAGCAAATTGATAAAGAACACAGTGGAGCAAATATTACGGTATTAACTACGCCCAACACCGGCTTTTATGCGGCTGCGCATAAGACGGCTGAACAATTACGCAATAAAGCGCATAAATTTACCCAGCTTGCGCTTGCCGCAATTAATCGCAAACCGCCTCTAATGGTACGCGAAGTGCCTTTTGACGGCACAGTACAACAAATTGCACACGCTTTTTACGGCGACTATCAACGTGCAGATGAATTATTACGACTAAATCCGCAAATTCGTTATCCAAATTTAGTTGAACGTGGGGAGTGGTTAAATAGTTATGTCAAATAATTATCCGTATAACAACGACGTGGTCGTTGAAATTGATGGCCGCGTGCATAATCGTTGGAAAAGCTATGACATTGATAGCGATTTTTTAATTCCTGCCGATGCGTTTCGATTTGATTTGGGTGTGCCGTCTGACAGCACTGTCTTGCCTGATTTTTCAGGGGCGGAAGTCAAAGTGCGAATAAATAATGAGTTGGTGATGACGGGCATTGTGGATACGACACAGCATTCAATCGGTAAAATGGGACGTTCTTATAGTTTAAACGGTCGCGACCGTGCGAGCATTTTAGTGGACTGCTCCGCCCCTATTACGAATGTAAAAGGCTTGACGGTGTTAGATGCCATTAAAAAAATTGTTGCGCCGCTTGGGATTAAACAAGTGCAACTCAAAGCCGAAAACAACCCAACACTGGATAAAGTGGACATTGAAGTAGGCGAAACCGCGTGGAATGCGGCAATGCGCTGTGCAAATGCTGCCGGGGTGCATATTTGGTTTGAGCCAAATGGCACATTGATTGTAGGTGGCGCAGATTACAGTACGCCGCCTGTAGCGACACTTTGTTGCACCAAAGACGGCAAGCGCAATAACTTTGAGCAAGCGGATTTAACCTTTGATATGTCCAATCGTTTCAGCGAGGTGACCTTTCTTGCGCAAAGCCACGGTAAGCAAGGCACAGACAATAAAAATGATTTGAAATGGGTTTATCGCGCGCCGGATATGACGACTTATAAACCCAAAACTGTGGTTGTGTCAGATGTGGATAATCTTGAAGCACTGCAAAAGTGGGCGAAGAAGTATATTGCCGACAGTATTTTAGAGGGTTTTACGCTCACGATTATTGTGCCGGATCATAAAATGCAAGACGGGACATTATGGCAACCGGGGCAACGGGTACACATCATTTGCGAAGAATATGATATTGATGCCATTTTCTTTTTGATGGGGCGACGTTTTACGTTAAGCCGAAATGGTGGCACGCAAACCGAACTACGCTTTAAAGAAGACGGCGTGTGGACACCGGATGCCTATTCGGCGAAAGCGGAAAAAGCCCGTAAACGTAAGGGTAAAAAAGGGAAAAAAGGAAAACGTGCTGTTGCATCTATTTTTGAGGGGACATCCTAGTGAGAAGATTAGCTCAAGCCATTCAGCAAAAAACGCAAAATGCAGTAAATGATATTCGACAAGCCTTTCGGGGCGTATTAAATTTAGTAAAAAGTGCGGACAATATCCAGAAAGTGCAAGTATCCGGGCTTGCGGACGAAACCTTGCAAGATGTGGAATTGATGCAACATTTTGGTTTTACGTCTGTGCCACCGGCAAACACACAGGCAGTGATTATCCCAATCGGTGGGCAAACCAGCCACGGTATTGTGATTGCCACCGAAAATGGGGCGTTTCGGGTAAAAAATCTGCAAGGCGGCGAGGTGGCAGTTTATGACGAAAGCGGCTCAAGCATTGTATTAAAGCAGGGGCGATTAATTGAAATTGATTGCGATATATTGAAAATTAAAGCCGAGACCAAAGTGGCTATTTCAAGCCCTTTAGTTGAGACCGACCACGTTTTTACCGCACAGGGGCAAATTAACGGCAATGGCGGTATGGCTATCCAAGGCGGCAGTATTACAACAGACGGTGATGTGACGGCAAGCGGTAAGTCCCTTGTTAATCATCTTCATCGCGGTGACAGCGGTGGAATGACCGGAAGTCCTCAATAACATATCAACCCAAAAGCGGTGTGGAACTCTCTCACCGCTTTTTTTATTCTCTTTTCGCTTATCCTGCCCGTATGGACAGAGAGATCAGCCCGCTTACCGGGGACTATACCAATAAACAAATCAGTACGCTTGCTAATGCGGCGTATATCAGATTAACCACACCTTTAGGCTCTTGGTGGGCAGATGGGCGTGTAGGCTCTCTGCTCCATCTCATTCCAAAAGAAAAAGATTTATCACGCGTGGGACTCATTGCACAGCAATACGCCGAAGAAGCCTTGCAGCCTTTAATTGATGACGGACGTGCCGAAGAAATCACGGTCAATCATACCCAACCGCATAACGGCACGGTGATTTTAGCGATTTCCATTCGTGATAACCGGGGCGATATTTATCAGTTTAAACACCCGGTAAAAGTGATTTAAACGGAGTTTAAAGTATGTTTATCGTGCCGAGTTTAGAAGATATTCGTCAAGCCATTTTACGTGATGTGCAATCCCTTGAACCGCAAGCCGATATTAGCGTAGATAGTGATTATTATGTGCGCGCAAGCAGTCTTGCCGCCGTTGCAGAAGGCATTTATGCACATCAAAAATGGGTCATCAAACAATTTTTCCCTGATACCGCTGACACGGATTTTCTTGAAAAGCACGCCGGATTGCGCGGTATTCGCCGCCGAAATGCGACTTATGCCAGTGGGTTTGGTGCATTGATTACCGGACAACCGGGTGCGGAGATTAAAGCCGGTTTGCAAATTAAGACCGATGATAATCGCTTTTATGAAACCAGTGAAAGTGCGGTTATTTCTCGGGAAGGTTCAGTCGTTGTGCCGGTGCGCTCACTTGCCACCGGGGCAAATCAAAATATCCGAACAGAAACTAAAGCGAGTTTTATGGCAGCCCCCGTTGGCGTGCAATCGGATGTGATACTCAATGAGGTGATTGGGGCAACGGATGCCGAAAGTGATTCATCTTTGCTTGAACGGCTGCTTGAAATTATTCGCCGACCGCCAGCCGGTGGCAATCGCTACGACTATCGCACCTGGGCGTTATCTGTTGACGGTGTTGATGCGGCTTATGTGTATCCGTTGCGCCGAGGACTTGGCACAGTAGATATTGCTATTACGTCCAATAATGACGTGCCGTCTGATGAGACGGTGCGCCGTTGTCAAGAATATATTGATGATGTGCGCCCGGTTACGGCAAGAGAAAGCAAAGTAGTCAAGCCGGATGTGACCAAAGTCAATTTTACGATAAAAGTAAAAATCAGCGGGGTGACGCTTGCCGAAATTCGGACAGCTATTCAGACCGCACTTTCCGATTATTTTAACACGCTTATCCCCGGCGATGATTTAATTGTGTCGCAATGCGAAGCCGTGGTGAATAATTTGGTAGGCGTGGTTGACCGTAAATTTACTGCACCAACCGCTAATCGCAAAGCTGATGTAACAAGCAAAATCGAATGGTTTCGGCTTGGCACTGTGACGGTGACGGAGCTTACATAATGCAAATTGAACATAAAAAAGTGCTTTCGCGGCTTTATCCGCCGGTATCTTACAACATCAACGGGGAGCGGTTTTTAGCGCAATGTGAAATAGACGGCAATGCGTTTGACCGTGTGCAACAAAGTGCGGTTGAAATGCTCAATGTGATTGAGCCGACTATGTCAAATACGATGCTCGCCGACTGGGAACGATTATGTGGCATTAAAACCGATTTATCGAAAAATTATCAAGCTCGGGTAAAACGGGTGATTGCCCAATTAAATGCAGTGGGTGGCTTGTCAATCCCTTATTTTAAACGCATTGCCGAAAGCATTGGTTATCAGATTGACATCAAAGAATTTTCGCCCTTTGCCAATGATTTACCCAATCCCGGTGACTTGGAGCAATTTCGGGATGAAGCCCAAGAAAACCTGATTTTTATGTGGCGGGTTGATGTGCTAAATGGGGATGACAACATCGTGTATTTTCGGGCGGGACAATCTTTCGCCGGCGATCACCTTGTGGAATTTGGCGACCCGATTATCGAAGAGTTTTTTAAAGATTTAAAACCGGCACATACCTACTGTTATTTTGCTTATCAAACGAGATCTTAATTTATGAAAAATCTATTGCCGAAAATTGATACGAAAGACGGATTATTTCACAACGGCAATCCGGCAACCGGTGAACAAGGCACACGTGTAACCGAAACGTGGCTTAACGATGTGCAAGACCGATTGCGTGATATACAAACCGAAGCCCATTATGTATTGCAAAAAGCGGGATTTAAACCGAAAGATGATTCAACAAAGCAATTATATGACGCGATTGTGAAAATTATTGAAAATAATCGTAGAACTGCCGGTACAAAACAAAAAGGTGAAGTGCAATTAAGCTCTTCAACAAACAGTAATTCGGAAACGGAAGCGGCTACGTCAAAGGCGGTGAAAGCTGCATACGATAAAGCTGTAGATGCACTAGACAAAGCCAACCAAGTTGATGAGGCGACACTCAAGAAAAACGGCAATCAGTCAATTTACGGTGTGTTGAAAGCAGAAAGCGTAAACGGTGAGTGGGCTGCTTACAAATTCGGTGCCAAACAAGGCGTGTGGCATTTAGAAGTGCATCCTGATAGTCATACCGCTAACAACCGCCGATTCAATATGAAATGGATACCAAATAGCGGTTCACAAGTTTATCTTGCTTTCCCGCATATCAGGAATGATGGTGAGGTTGTAGCATATCAAAGTTGGGTCAATGCCGAACTTGCCAAAGTGCGGTCAATTTCAAACCAGAATACCGCTAATTTTGCCAATTACATCCCTAATAATAAAAAAAGCAATGCGGTGGATAGCAGCTCAACGGAAACCGTAGCGACCAGCCGTGCGGCAAAACTTGCCTACGACAGAGGCACAACGGCACTCAATACGATTAATGATTTTAAAGGGGGCAATGGCTATATCCGTGGGTTAAGTAGCAATAACAACATTCAATTAAGATGGAATCCTACTAGAAATGGACTGGAACTAAAAATTGACAATTCCGAACTTGGTGGCATCCATTATTCAAACCGTGCTTATATTGACGCAACTGCCGGAAATTATGGCGGCTTGCGGATTGATAGACCAAGCAATAATGACCAAATGTTGATGGAAAGCAACGGAAATCGTTTTGCTTTTATTCGCCGTAACAAACAATCAGGAAGCAACCACTATGTCATCTACACACCGGAAAAAAACGGCACAGTGGCATTGCAGGAAGATTTTACCAACCCTGTCTTTACACTAACAAATTGGGCAAATAGCGATATAAGCCTTAATAACATCACCGGTACACGCTTTTTAAGTTTTGGGGACAATTCATTAAACGGATTGGGATTGCCTACGGGGGCAGACTGGGTGGGTATTCAGATTGCCGACCAAGGCAATCAGAAAACCCAAATTATTTCGGGGGGAACAAACAATCATTACATCCGCACCAATGATGATTTATCGGGTAACAGTTGGACTAACGAAAAACTGCTGACGGACAGGGATTTTACTTATCAAAAAATAGGCAATTTTGAAGTACGTCGCCACCCTGACGGCACGATAATACAAACCTATGTCATTAGTCAAAATGACCTAGCCGATTGGAAAGAAAAATCCTTTAATTGGGCGCAAGCCTTTGTTGAAACGCCCCTGATTTTAACAAAAGTGACCACATCGGTGAATGATGACCACGATGCCGGCATTAACGTCCTTTCAAAATCAAATAAATCGGCTTGTTACTACTACTTGTACGAACACGGCAGTGTAAACCAAGGTGCGGTGCGCATTCAATTTTTCGCAATCGGGAGATGGAAATAATGGCAATTTATTACAAAGACGGCTTTTACAATAATGCCTACGGCGGGTTTGTGCCGGAAAGTGCGGTTGAAATCAGTGAAGAAAAATATGTTGAATTATTAGAAGGGCAAGCAAACGGCAAGCGGATTGTGACCGACAAAAACGGACACCCCGTCTTAGCCGACCCGCCGCAAGTGTCAATTGAAATTCAACGCGCCGAAATCCGCACAAAAATCAACGCAAAACGGGACGAATGTGTGGATGGCGGAGCTTATGTGCCGTTGATTGATAAATGGGTTGATAGCGATGAAAAAGGGCGTGCAACACTGGTTGAAATCAAAGCCGATTTTGATTTAAACGGCAAGGACAATACTTACACACTTATCTGTGCCGACAACACCGCTAAAACAATCAATTATGAGGAATTTAAAGCCGTGTGGGACGCGGTGAAAACCCTCAAAGAACAGATGTTTGAAAATGCCTATATGCACAAAATTTTGTTGGAACAAGCCGAAGATCCGAAAGACTATGATTGGTCTATTGGCTGGAGCAAAACTTATAAGGAATCACTCAATGCAAACTAAAATCTACTTGGCACTCTACAAAGGCAAAGCCAAAAACCGCGTTGAACGCTTGCAAGATAATATTATTTGCCTCTTTACCAAAGGCAAATACAGTCATTGTGAAATCGCGATTGAGCAACAGCAATTTAGCCACGGCGACCGTTGCCAACCGAATATTTATTATGACTGCTATTCATCAAGCCCACGGGACGGCGGTGTGCGTTGCAAACAAATCAACGTTGCCGATAGTTCAAAGTGGGATTTAATCCCGCTGAAAAGTGTGACAGAAGCCCAAATCAAAGCGTATTTTAACCGCACTTCGGGCGCAAAATACGATTGGTGGGGCGTGTTGGGGATTGTGTGTGGTATCAAACAAAAATGCTCAAAATATTTTTGCAGTGAGTGGTGTTTCAACGTTATTAAAAACAGCGACAATGGATGGAGGTTTAGCCCGAATGACTTAGCGATTATCTTTAAAAAGTGAAGACGGCGACACAGTAAGTGCGACCACACCCACTGTGCCAGCTACGCAAACCTAACTTGCATATAGCCATCTGCCGCCTACCCTGCAGGGCGTGCGGATTTTAACAAAACCATTTCAAATGGAAAATGCTGATATGCAAAAAATGAAAGAAATTCGTTGCAAGTGCTGTAAAAAATTACTGGCACGTGCAGAAAATGTACAACGCTTAGAAATTAAATGCATGCGTTGTAAAACCTTAAATCAATTTTAACAAATTTGAGTATCGGAGCACCAAGTCCAAGAGTGCCGGAATGCCATAGGATAAAACTATGGCAAATCAAAAAATCTTCAAACAAGCCCCGCTCCCGTTCGTCGGTCAAAAACGGATGTTTTTAAAGCATTTTGAACAAGTCCTAAATGAAAATATTCTCGGTGACGGCGAAGACTGGACTATTATTGATACCTTTGGCGGTTCGGGTTTATTAAGTCACACGGCAAAACATATCAAACCCAAGGTGAGAGTGATTTACAATGACTTTGACGGCTACGCCGAGCGATTAGCGCATATTGATGACACTGACGCATTACGCACTCAACTTTATGCCGCAATCGGTAACGCTATGCCAAAAAACAAACGTATGCAGAAGGAATTGAAGGCAGAACTCATCAAAATCATTCAAAATTTTGAAGGGTATAAAGACTTAAATTGCTTGGCGAGTTGGTTGCTTTTTAGCGGTCAGCAAGTGGCAACGCTTGATGATTTATTCCAATACGATTTTTGGCATTGTATCCGACAATCTGACTATCCAAGTGCAGAGGGCTATTTAGATGGGGTTGAAATTATTCGGGAGTCTTTTCACACGCTCTTACCGAAGTTTACAGATAACCCGAAGGCACTTTTTGTGTTAGATCCACCATATTTATGTACAAAGCAAGAAAGCTATAAACAAGCGACTTACTTTGATTTGATTGATTTCTTGCGGTTGATACATTTAACCCGCCCGCCGTACATCTTTTTTAGCTCGACTAAAAGCGAGTTTATCCGCTTTATTGACGCAATGATTGAGGATAAATGGCAAAACTGGCAGGAATTTGAAAGTTATGAACGGATAACGTTACAGACAAGTGCGAGCTACATTGGAAAGTATGAGGACAATTTGGTTTATAAGTTTTAGTCTTTAAAATTTAAACGCCCTTTAATGATGATTTAAAGGGCGTTTTTATCAAATCGTAATTTATTTTGCATAATAGTTTAATTTGAGCTGTGCAAAATATAGTTCTACTTTATGCAAAAAAATTTGCGATTTTATATCAGGTCGGCGATTTTGTATCTCTGGAGAATAAAAAATGTCGATCAGAAAAAATAAAAGTGGCGTGTGGCAAATCGATTTTACCACACCGAGCGGCAAAAGAATTAGATGCTCAGCTAAAACAAATGACCGCAGACTTGCGCAAGAACTCCACGACAAGTTAAAACACGAAGCGTGGCAAATTGACAAGTTAGATAAAAAGCCACAAAAAACCATTGAAGATGCCTTGTTGCTTTTTCTTAAGCGAGCCGAAGATCAGAAAGATAAAGAAACAAAAATCAGGCATACAATGTACTGGAAAGAAGCCTTAGCAGGCTATCTGCTTAGTTCTTTAACAACCGAAGTGATTTTAAATAATCTGCCCACCCATAAAAAGACAGGCGAATCGTTGTCGCCATCTACTCAAAACCGCTACCGCACTTCTATCATTCGAGCGTTAAATCTCGCCCGGCAAGCCGGGTGGATTGATTCCGTGCCTTATGTCGAGAAAAATCCCGAGCCGAAAAAGCGGGTGCGTTGGATCACGAAAGACGAAGCCAATCGTTTAATCAATTCGCTAAACCTCGCTTGGATGAAAGAGGTTTGTCGTTTTGCGTTGTCCACCGGTGCGAGAATGACAGAAATCCTGACCCTGACTTGGGATAAAATCGACTTTTCTTGGCAGATTGCTATCGTCACAAGCGATATTGCAAAATCAGGTAGAGCAAGAGCCTTGATCTTAAATCAAGAAATGATTTTATTCTTACGGCAAAAAGAAACGCAAAAAATCTCGAACTATGTGTTTCATCGAGGAAAAGGGAAGTTGATCACCGAGATTGATCGTGAGGATTTTAAAAGGGCATTGGAAAGGGCGAATATCACGGATTTCCGCTTTCACGACTTACGCCACACTTGGGCAAGTTGGCACGTTCAAGCCGGCACACCGCTGATGACCCTCAAAGATTTAGGCGGATGGGAAACCATAGAAATGGTTCAGAAGTATGCCCACTTAAATGCAGATCATCTTTTACAGTATGCAAACCACGTCAATTTTACGTCAAACAAGGTTTTAGATACGTCAAAATTGACAGCAACAAATGAAATAATAGAGGAAATAACAGAAAACAAAAAAAGCCGTAAGTTACTGATTTTAAAGGATAAATTTACGACTTCTAAAGAATTAATGGCGGAGGAAGTGAGATTCGAACTCACGGAGGGCGTAAACCCTCGCCGGTTTTCAAGACCGGTGCCTTCAACCACTCGACCATTCCTCCGAAGAAAACGGGGCTTAGTATAA